TTTTGTTAAAGAGTAGTTACGGAGGAATAGATATGAATAAGGTGGATACAGAGAGACTAGGAGCAGCCGCCACGAACAGAGCCATAGGCTCTATGCACAAGCTGGCGGCGGAGCGTAAGGGCAGGGCAACGGCCTTTAAGGACATAGAACTTAAAGGCTTTTCCTACGCCTACAGGGAAACGCAGGCGGTAGATTGGATGGAAACATCCATGCTCACCTATGAAAATAAAGGAGTTGTCAAAGCATTTGAACATGCCTACAAGCAAGCTGTCCTTGGTTTTTGGATGGCAATGGAGTAGTTACGGAGAAATAGACGTATAGCACTTACAAAAGGAGAAACGAAATGAGAAGCGATCGCGAGGATTGGAAGGCCAAACTGCCACTTATTAAGGCGTTTGCTGAGGGAAGGTCGGTGAGTTTGAATATTCGTGGCAATGTGTGGGAGAAACTCACATGTGCCGCTACCTTCTGTTGTGACGCAAGTCAATATCGCATCGACCCAGAGCCGATTGAAAGGTGGGTGAATGTGTATCCAAGCCGCACATCTGGCGGTATGGAAACAAGGGAAGTCGCTGATGCGTGCTCCACTAGCGACCGCATCGCTGTAGTCCGCCTCGTCGAAGTCGAGCGTATAGAGGTATAATTATGAAACTTCTGTCGGGATTGATGCTGCTTTGTACTCCTGCCATTGCGGCCGATTACGTTTACGTATACTACCCGAGTGGTAATGTGGGGTATGTTTGTAACAGCTTGCCCTCCTATCTAACGATGGAAGGTAATAGCAGGCTGGACTTCAATAAATGTGATGTGCAGTTTACGGATGGGATTGTGCGACCAGTGTTTACTTTCCTGCACGTGCGTCTCACTCTCTCTGGGCCAGCTTTCAGGATGCCCAACATTCGAGACTGCTCATTTGTGGCCCAAGCAACAGCAGTAGTGGATACTTCTACTGTGGTGGATTGTCGCTAACTTAACGGAATGGGGAGCGAGCCGGTGGTTTGATTTCCCAGACCCGTAGGAGTAAGTGTAATGGTTAAGTTCGATGTCACTTTCACCGGAGACAAGCCATGAACCTTAAAAACAAGATTCGACTGTGCTGGGAAATTCTCACTGCCAAGCCTGGGAACTTGTATGCACACGCCGTGTGTGAACTGCCCGCACCTGACGGCGACGAAATGCAAGGATTGATGAACCAGGGATTGCTCGATCTGATTCTAGTTTTCTCCACACAAGGTCACAGTGGGTTCAGTGCAAGCTATGCCACGTCTGTGCTTGAGAAACTTCTTCGCTACGAACCGCTTGGGCCACTAACCGGAGAGGATCGGGAATGGATACACGTTGCCGACAATATGTGGCAGAACAAAAGATGCAGCCACGTTTTCAAAGACGACACCGGCTATGCCTACGACATTGACGGAAAAATTTTCAGAGAGCCTTCCGGCGCGACCTACACGAATATAAACAGTCGCGTGCCCGTGATATTCCCCTACACGCCGGTTCGCGAATACGTGGACGTGGAGGCTCAGCCATGACCGACAACAAGCTGGCGGATTATGTGCTGGTGCCGAGGGTTCCTACGCCAGAAATGGATGCGGCCGGCAAGGGCGCTCTAAACGATAACGGCGTTGGAGATTTGGACGATTCAGACGCTCTCATCTGCTACGCAGCCATGATCGCCGCAGCCCCGGATGCGCCCGCACCTGTGCAGGGGAAGGCGGATGGCGATGCGTTGAATACAGTCATGAGGGAAGTCGAGAAGATCTGGAAAGTAGCTACTCCGTTCGTCGACAGCTTGGAAACAATGGGCGAACTTATGCACGCGAAATCAAGGCTCAATGCAGCCATCGCCGCGCTACAGCAACCGGGAACGCCCGCTCTGCCGGAAGTGTCGGAAGGCTTCTATCTCGCGTCGTTCAAGGGCCCGCTGCGGGACGAAGTCTTGTGGTGGGGGGAGAATAATCGAGGCTACACCACGGACTTGAGCGAGGCTGGCGTCTACACGGAAATCAAGCCCAACTATCACGACAGCGAGCACACCGTTCCGGTCCCGGTCGCTTTTGTCGGAGCACAGCACACTAGGCGGGTGCTCAGTCGCGCCTACCAAGGCAATACTTCATGGCGGTCGGCAGACACGCTGCGAAAGGAAATCGAATCCTATCGCGCCCGCCTGATGACGAAGGGGGTGCAATCGTGAAAAACGCTATCACGTTAGCCGCCGCTGTCCTATCTACGATTCTCGTGTTAGGTGCGATGTTGTATGGCGCACGCATGTTCAGTAACACGGTTACGCCGATCACGGTCTACGAAGTCGAGCCGGGCGTGAAGTGCGCGACGATGGTTACAGCCGGCGGTGCTGCGATTTCTTGTTGGCAAGTACCGGCGAAGGCGGTGCCCAATGACTGAGCCATGCCGAATCTGCAAGCGAAGGAGATAGGGGATGAGCGCCGAAAGCCAGTGGTTCCCGTGGTATTCCCGCGAATGGTTTCGCTACCCAGTAGCGATGCGTGTAGCTTCTAACTGGGCTGGGAGCGGCTTCATTTACGCGCGCAACGAGCGCGGCCAAATCGCGAAATTCTGGACTCTGAAAGGCGCGCAGAAATACGCGAACAAACGGAACGCGGCAAATGACACCAGCCATGACTGACACGATGGACGACGAGCGGGCTATCGCTCGCCTCCGTGGATTGGCAGCCAGCGTGCTACCTGATGGCGATCAAGCCGCATGGGAGGCAATCAACTATCTCGCCGACCGCCTTGCGCAACAGCCCACAATGGCCCCTGCACTCGACGTATTCAAAATCGCAGGGGGTGACGTGGAATGCTCGCCAGAACCTACCGCAGAAATGGCGCTCGATTGCCTCCGCGATCTTCGACAGTGCTACGAAGAAGTGTTGTCGCAACAGCCAGCGGCAGCGCTGCCGGAGGTGACGGATGCGGAGGTGGAGGCGTTGGTGGCTGCACTTCGGGTACTCGTAGACAACGGCGGGATTGGACCGGAATCAATGTTCCACGATGCGCGCGACGCTTTAATCCCCTTCACCGGAGCCAAATCATGAGATGGCGCGCGTTTGTTATTCACACTAAGGACTGGGGCTAATGACCAAGATAGAGCTGCAACAGCGCTTACAAGCGCAAATTGATTTGAACATTAAGTTGCGTGAGCAGAATTCCATTCTTGCAGCAAGAATAGAGGCCCTTCAGTATGTACAAGCTAAGACTCAAGTCGCTCCACCAACAACAGGCATGGGAGCTACTTTTCCCGACCCCAAAATGGATGGGAAACACTGGCCCTTTAGCTATTGATCTTGTGGAACTGGACACGCCTAAAAACATGCACGTTTTGCGTATGTTAATACGTGACCAAAATTCCATGGATGTTAAGCTGCCCTCTACCCTTGAATGGGCTAGGCTGCTTGTCAACAAGTGCGATATGTTTAGTCGCAGCTATGGACTGCCTAGGCACCCATTCCTATACCTCACAGTTAGGAGTGGTGACGAGATAGGCTACACACCGGACGACACGTGGCATGTGGATGGATTTAGTATGAAATACAACCACTTGCCAGAATATTCCTTTATATGGACAGATACTCACCCCACAGAATTTCTAAGGCTTTTTCCTACCATTGCAGAATATGCTCTTGTGGGATTTGATCCTATGAAGCACAATCTGCATAGCAGGCTGCAAATTGCTGCTGGAAAGATGCCGGAAAGTGCTATTTACCGTGGTGAGCCTTTCGCCCTCCACCTGATAAATCCCTATGTCCTGCACAGGAGACCACAGGTGCCTAAGGGTGTACAACGTACATTCATACGTATTACAATGTCTCCAATAGAGATTAGGGATGTTAACAACACACAAAACCAACGGCTCCCTAAGCAATACACCTTTGATGGTGTTAAGGATTTCAGGGACAGATTGATATGAAAATTCCCAAGCATCTACGACACCTGCTTCTCAAGCGTGGAGGAATGGAGCGTATAACAAGGGAACTGGCTACACGTAATAGCATTGTGGAACGTGACAATGTTGTGTTCTCTACACAGCAGCAACATGCTATTAACAGGGACGCTATAAAGAATAAGGGAACTATTAGCTGTAGCATACACGCGCAAACGCGCGATCCATTTGCACATGCTACATCTGGTAGAACAAGATTCTGGAGTGTGAACGATGGCACAGTGCTATCCGATCAGGCTCCTTGTGTTCGTATCTTTCGAGAGAGGAAAGGGAAATGAGAATCTACGGCAATGGTCTCACAAGACAAACAAACGGATTTGCAGCCTTCCGCTATCATAACAACACGATATTCTTCAATGACGAGGTGGGAGGAGGCTGTTGGGTGCTGCTAGATTGGCATCCCGCTGCAAGAGAGGACTATCCTTCCGTAGAGGCTGCTATTGAGGCCATCAATGCTCGTGCGGCTAAGCTTGCAGAGGCTTGATTATGTACAGTAATAAGGCATTAGTAAAAAACTGGCGAGAGACTGGTCTAATTGCAGAAGGGTGTAGTGGTAACAATACATACTTCTCTACTCCCGGCGGTATGGGGTGTAAGGAACTGGATGCCATCTGTGATGAGTTAAACGCTGAATGGGAAGCAGAAGATTCCCATTTGCGTGTTGGATGGTATGCAGGAGAGTTTCATCCCCGTGAGCGCCGTCAAAGAGATTTAATTTAAAACAAGGGGCGTATAGCTCAGCGGTAGAGCAGGGGCCTCATAAGCCCTCGGTCGCTGGTTCGAACCCAGCTGCGCCCACCACCCACTCTAAGAAACTAGTATGGAACAGAAATTCGAGCGGAACAATCTAGTGATGATAGCAAAGGATTTAGGTCCTTCTATGCCTCACTTCCCCAGAGATAAGAGAGCTATAGTGATGGGCTCCTATTACGAGCAGTACGGGAGAGGTAGCCAAGGAAAGAAAGACTACACACTGTACGTGGAGGGAGAAGGCAGGATTTCTTGGTACCACGAACATCAGCTAACTCTTCTGCAAGAAGACGGCAAGACTCTCTTGAAGCAATGGGAGCAGGAAGCAAGAGAAGAGAAACATCTCCATTCTGACCTTGATTGGATTTTTTCTCATGGAGAAGCGGTACTGGAGAGTGCTTCTGGTTATACAGTGGAGGCCCTTGCTAGCAAGTTGGGCAAGAAAAATCTCTGGGGGAACAACGGAGAAGGTATAACCTACTACTGCAATGCTAATGTTGTCATGGAAGTATGTAAGCCGTTCCTCCTAAAGGGAGACAAGGAAGGCTTTTTAGCCTTTGCAAAAACTGCTTAAGGAACAATTGCGATTTACAGCATTTGCCAGCCGGGTGCTGTCCACCCAAAAGACCTTCCACAAACGTAATTGGAGATTGAAATGAAAGCAGAGATAGTTTATAAGCTCACCGATCAGGACGGTTATACACGAAACAAAACTTTATGGGGAGTTGGTGTAGAGCACATTGCCCCTGGCAAGGGGCCCCTATGTAGTGGTGGATGGCTACACGCCTACTCACATCCATTGTTGGCGGTGCTATTAAATACCCTACATGCCGATATAAGGAATCCACGCCTATGGAAGGCCTTGGGTAAAGGTCTTAAGAAGGACGACAGCGGACTTAAATGTGGATTTTCCTCTCTACAAACGCTAGAAGAAATACCACTTCCTGTTGTATCTAACACACAACGTGTGGCTTTTGGTATATTGTGTGCTTTGGAACACTGTTACTCTCCAAAATTCTTAGCGTGGGCAGAAGCGTGGTTGAATGATACGGATAGGACTGTTTCTGCTGCTGCTTCTGCTGCTGCTGCTGCTTATTCTGCTGATGATGTTGCTGCTGCTTCTGCTGCTGCTTATGCTGCTGATGCTGCTGCTGCTTATTCTGCTGCTTATGCTGCTTCTGCTTATGCTGCTGCTTATGCTGCTGCTTATGCTGCTTCTGCTGCTGCTGCTGCTTCTAAAGGTATTGATTTAGTTACCATAGCAGAAGAGGCAATGAAATTCTGATATTAGCTGCGATATTAATACGCCCTCGTAGCTCAATCGGATAGAGCAGCAATTTTCTAAATTGCTTGTTGCAGGTTCGAGTCCTGCCGGGGGTGCCATTTAGAGGATAAGGTATGTCACGTTATGAGGAATAGGACTGTATGAACACATTGTTTCTTATTCGCGGTCTTCCTGGGGCAGGTAAGACAACACTTGCTGAAGAGCTTTGCCTTTTCATGAAGGACGCCTGCTGCTTTGCAGCTGACGACTACATGGTGGGGCCTGATGGCCTTTATTTGTGGCAGCCGGAGTTGTTGCAGAGCTGCCATGCAGCATGCCTGAAAGAGGCTTCCCAAGCCATGCTTGAGGAATGGGCAACTGTTATTGTCCACAACACCTTCACTACAGAAAAGGAAATGACTCCTTACGAAGAAGCAGCTGCTGCCTGCGGCTACAGGGTGGTCAGGCTTATTGTGGAGAACACTCACGGAAATAAGAGTGTTCACGATGTTCCAGAAGCTACGCTTTCTAGGATGAAAACTAGGTTCTCTGTCAAACTTTAGGAGTGTGATATGCTAGATTATAGGCTGGGCTTTCGGACTAGTGATTGGTCTTCTTTTTGTGGAGGAGCGGTCGTCTTCAACTTTGTTCTTAACCATTACAGAGAGGGAGATAAGAAAGAAGACCACAATGATGTGCTGCGGCGCATTGCAGACTCCTGCCCCTCTAGCTTTGTAATGGCAGACCAAGAGGAAGGGGTGGCCGATAGTCGTATCTTTGAAAAGCTTTTCAGTGAAGGCATCATTGATGTTGAAGGGCGAGAGTACAATCTTAGATATACACTCTCCTCCTATTTCTTCAACGCCAACAGCGGTAATATGGTGAGAATCCTCACTGTGTGGAAAGAATACACTGAAGATTACATCCTGAAGGCACAACAGGGGGACGAAGATGAAGATGAATATGAAGATGAATATGAAGATGAAGATGAAGATTAAAAAGACAATCCGCATGCCAAAAGAGTTGCTTAAGAAATGGCTGGAAGCTCTTCGCTCTGGCAAGTATAAGCAGGGCAAGGGTAGAATGGGAAGTGCTAATCTAATTGAACAGTATGCGGAGGGCATCTAAATGAACGCAGTAGTTCGTAAATCTACAACAACGGAAGAGCGCTATTTTCACATCCGTCCCAAGGACAGTGTGCATGGCAATGCTGGTACTGTCTACTTTCGCCAAGTAGGCGATATATGGCACGCAGCTGCATCTCGCCTGAGTATTGGGGACACATTCAGCCGTAAGATTGGACGCACAATGGCTAAACGCCATTATGCCAAGGGAGATGTGCTGTTGCTAGACACTGCTGAACCTACGTTTGAAATTGCTGTTGATGTTCTCAATCGCACGAGGAAAAACTAATGAAACAGCTTAACAATGCTGTAAATATTGCCCCTGTTTTTGTCCCATATAAGAGGTATTTAAATCTCTATTTAGACTCCTCCCCGACGGGTGATATCAGATATAGCTTAGAAGACGCGGTACGACTTCGACACGCGCATGCGCCCTCAGGCGGTATCATAATGTGCATTGAACGCACAGTAGATGGTGATTTCCGCACCACAAAGGTAGGAGAATTCTGATGGATCGGTGGTTGGTTCGTTGGCTATAATATTCCTAGACTGTGTAGGTGGTGATATATGAACAAGCTGAAATGTGTGGCTACTCCCTGTACTACAGAAATTAGGCCAAGGACTGTTTATGTAAACCTCTATTCTACGAGCAACGACGGCCTACTTATGGGTGTTGAACACCCAACTGAGGAGAGTGCTGAGTGCCACCGCCTGGGGCGAGCAGGGGTACTCATTAGAATTGAACGCGACGAGAACGGCGACTTCACTATCACGAAAATCAAGGAATACACATGAACGTATCACGCATTCATCCAGCTGTTGTATCACTCAAGAATGTAGAGAATGGCACTGTCTTTCGTGTTGTTGCTCCTAAGATTGAGGGGCGTAACAACGTAAAGAACGATGGGATGTATCGTAAGGAGGCTGATAGTCATTGTGTACAGCTGGGAAATAACAAGGACGTAATCCTTGCACGAGACACTCTGGTTCGTGTTGTCCCTAATTCCCGCTTTGCTAATGCAGCTGCTATGACAGCATAAGGAATTATAATGTCCAAGACGTACCGAGACAAGGACGAGCGTAAGAAGAAAGAACGAGAGCGCCGTGATGAGCGGCGTACAAAGCGACACACACCGACACCTTCTAAGGATAAAGACAATGGACCTTGATGGCATTCGTAAAGAAGTGGCTAAGGATTTCACGGACACAGCCTACTTTAGGAAAATTCTAAAGGATCAAGGTGCATTCGACCTAAGCATTGGCGGAACTGTTGGGGTAGAAGTTCCTATAGTAGCAGCGGACGCCTTTGAAGCTTTTTGTGATGACCAAAGAATACCATGTCATAGAGTGGCCCTTTCTGATGGCCTTGTTTATTTTTCAATTGCGGATACTTATGCTACCCTTCTAGTGCAGGAGAGTCAACGATGAACAAAGATGATGCACATCTGTATCTGCCTCTTGTGAAGGCATTGGCAGAAGGAAAGACTATCCAGTATAACTATGGGGGAGAGTGCTGGAAAGATTATGAGGAGTTGGCTTTTGGACACAATCCTTGCGCCTATCGTATTAAGCCAGAACCTAGGGAAGTGTGGGTTAATTGCTCCTTAGAGGGCTCGCTTGGCACGGCCTACAAATCTAAAGAGGCAGCGTCCCTTGCGGGCCCGATCAACTTGGCTTTACACCTGTTAAATTCCGCGAAGTTGTAGAATAAATTCTACTAGTGCTATGAACGTGGAGAAGCATAATGATTGTAACAGTGCTACGAAATAGAGGCAGTCAAGGGGCTAGGCGTCTAGCAGCAGCTCTTGGTGCTGGCTTAGCTACAGTGGATAGTACACGTCGTTGTACAGGCCCTCGCTATGTCATCAACTGGGGTGTTTCACAAACACCTAGGGCGTTTGTTCAGCGCAATCTTACGCTTAGTAATACACTAGAAGGTGTGGCTACTTGTCAGGATAAAATTGCTACACTAGATACTCTGACATACCCTGACACGGGTGAAAGGGTTAGTAGCATTGAGTGGGATACTCTAAAAGAAACTGCTACGAACTGGTTGGAGGAAGACGGTAAGATTGTTGTACGTCACACCACCACCGGCCATAGCGGAGCTGGTATTCAAATAGTTCGCCGTGGAGAGGCCATTCCTAACGCTCCATTATACACACGATATTTCCGTAAGCAAGCTGAGTATCGCCTGCATGTATTCTACGGGAATGTAATACTGATTCAACAAAAGAGGAGAATGAATAACGAACGCCGTCCACCAGAAGGGCACAATCTTATCCGTACTCATGCAAATGGGTGGGTGTTTGCTCTCAACGATTTGGGTTGTGATGCACGTAATTATCGTGGGGCTATTTCTCAGCTGGCTATTGATGCGTGCAATGCTGTGGGCTGCAACCATGCTGCGGTAGATGTGCTTGTTAGCCACGAGAATAACAACAATGCTGTTGTGTGTGAAATCAATAGTGCTCCCGGCATACAAGCTGGCAGTACATTGGAAGCCTACACAAGAGCATTCACAAACAAAATACAGGAGCTTAGGAGTTAGGCCATGCAGCCGTTTCAAATTGTGTTCAGCTACTACCTCAATATTCCAGCCAAGCAGGAGCATAAGGAGACGTGGTGCAGAACTCCTTCTGATGCTAGGAACAAGTTGCAAAAAGCACTGCCTGCCAATGCACACGTGCTTGAGGCATGGCTTGTTGAGTGGAGAAAGAAAGATGCCCCTATGGAACAGCTGGTGGGGCATGTAAAGCAGCCTCACATGGAGTTACTCCGTATGGTGACGCGAGCGAGGGACAAACTAAAGAGGAATACTGTGACAACAACTACCATTAGGGATAGCAAACCACCACCTAAGAAAAAGCCAGAAACTGAGCCATACAAAGCCATTACAGTTTACTATGCATGTTCGGCCAGAGATGTCTATCTCTCTCAAAAGAACAAAGGATGATGCCATGAGCTTTGCTTACAAGGTTGGTCATGATGCAGAGTTTTTTGTCACTAGTGCAAAGGACCTCTCTACTGTTATCCCTGTCTGTGGATTGGTAGGAGGTACTAAAGAAAAGCCACGCCCTCTGGAAGGAAGTAAGGTTGGTACTACTGTGCAGGAGGACGGAGTTGCCCTTGAATTGGGTATGTCTCCTGTACACTTTAGAGATTTCGGCATGGCTGCCAGTACGTGTGTTCAAGAAGTAAGTAAGATGGCCACTACCCTTGGCCTCTGTATTACCAGTGGTAGTGTTAATACGTTCAAGGAAGAGCAGCTTACTCCTCATCCTCAGGCATTTGTTATGGGATGCTTGCCGGATCGTGATGCGTGGGTACGAGGGGAAGCACGTGCTCCATTTCCTGTAGAGATGTTTGGCTGCAATCGCTTCACTGGTGGGCACCTGCACTTCAGCTACGAATGTGAAGGCAGTGGGCAATCCCACCGTGCTATGAACGGAACACCTACATGGGCCATTGTAAAACTGCTGGATGCTCTAGCCCTATACAACTACAGCAATTACAACGCAGTACACCAAGGGGAGCGCTACAAGTTCTATGGTAAGCCCGGTTTGTATAGGAACAAACCATATGGGCTGGAGTATCGTACTCCCACCAATGAAGTGTTATACGGAAATTCTTTCACCAGCACTGATATAGTGGGCACTTGTGCAGTCATTGTTCAGGCGTGTGCAGAACTCACCACCCATCAGATTAGGTCAGTTTATGACAGCATTCCATGGGATAAGGTGGAGAAGGGTTTGCGTATTGATAAGTTTTCGTACAAGCAAAGGCAGGCCATGGATGGTGGTCTTGGTGATTGTCTGTATGAGATATATGTAGGAATGGCTGATCTTTTGGGAGAGCCACGATGACAAAAGTTTCAATGAAGGACTACGCTCCCAATGACTTTCACGGCTACTTTGCAGGGGCATTGTTCTCACACCCAAAGGAAGGGCGACCGTGTTTCATACGGGATGTAATGGCTGAGGGTACGTGCAGTGTCAGTGATTTCTCTGGGCAAAATCTAGGTAGTATCAACTATAAAGATTTGCCTTTCGATGCTTTCTCCAACTACCCCTCCCTTGGGTATAGGCACATAGAAGACGGTAAGTTTTTGTATTTCCTGAGTAGGATTGCACAGAGACAACGAGGTAAGGGCCTTAGGTCTAACACGTTACAGATTGCTCGTGTACCAGAGGTTGTCAATCTGTGCAGAGTAGCGGGACTGGCTAATGAGTTTCAATCAAAAGCAATATTGAACATGCCCATGGCAGAGGCAATCCTCACGCCCAACTACGTGGCAGTGGCAGATGCTGTACGTACTATGAAGGAAAATCCTTCTTCATTAGGTATGGCAATTACAAATTCTGTGGCTGTTGTACTGTCCACTAGTGATAGGTATTCATTTCTCATGCTGTTCAAGGGTGTTAGGGTAGCTACCTCGGTAGATGGTAGTGTGTGGGTTGCAACTCATGAGGAGTATGCTTCTCTGCTCAAGCGCACCCTCCCTTCTCTCAAATTGGAGATTAAAGTATGACTAAGGTAGTAGTGTATGGCAGTTTGAAGAAGGGCTTTGGCAATAGCTACCTGCTTGAAAACTCAAAGCTTCTTCATGATAAGGTGTTCTTCACTGGTACAATGGCCTCTCTCGGGGGCTTCCCCTGCTGCACTCAGCACGGCAACACACGTATTCAAGGAGAGATGTACGAAGTAGATGACACCACTCTTGCGCGATTGGATCAACTTGAGGGCCATCCTAATTGGTACGAACGTAAGATGGTGAGTACATCTGAAGGAGAGGCATGGATTTATTTCATCGACCGACCCGATCACTATGGAGATGGTGCTCGTATTGTCAAGAGTGGTGTATGGGAAGGCCGCTGGAAAGAACAGGAGCAAGCAGCATGAAGATTGAAATTGGTAAGAAATACAAGAGTAATGTTTGCCACCGGGCAGGGCCTCGCCAAGCTGACAACTCACAAGAACTCTTTTACGAGGAGTGGGAGATTATGTTTAAGCTCCCTGATGGTAAATTTCTAGGACGTCTCATTCGTGGGGATGACACTACAAAATCTTGGAGAGAGTTTGACAGCCAAGGTAATGGCAGCACTACAGGTACAGGCAAGCCACGTAGTCTTGTTCCTAACACCACTACTGTCACTAAGTATGTTGTTGTATGGCAGCACTCCGGCACTACATATTTTAGTAGCTTGCATCCCACTAGAGAGGCAGCAGTTGAATGGAGTGAAAAATACTCGCACTATCCTAATGCTAATGCTATTGGAACTCTCACCTATGAAGTTGAGGATTAATTCATGACAAAACTAGGTACAGCAATGAACAAGCCTGTGTTCTCTATGCCAGAGAGCAGCAAAGAGCTTGTACTTTGTGAAGCTCGTGTAGGTATTGAGATTGAATTCGAGGGATGGAACGGCCTTAATGGTAGTACTTACTGGGACAACCACATGGATGAGAGCCTGCGCAACAATGGGCAGGAGTTCACTACACGCGGGGGACTGGTAGGCAAGGACATTGTACTGGCTGTCGATGAGTTTCTAGCCCTTGCTCACAAGCACAAGTGGCAAGAAGGAACTCCTCGTGCTGGCATACACATCCACATAGACTGCACCGATCTTGACATTTCTCGTGGAGAACTTGCCGCATTCCTATCCTCCTATATGCTTATTGAACACGCGATGTTCAGCTTTGCCGGAGAGTGGCGCAGGAGCTGCGGCTTTTGTGATGCTCTAGAGGATAGTGATGCTGACTTCAACAACATCAGCCGTGCCATCTTCGACAAGAAAGGTAAGGACTTGCGCAACGTCATCGAACGAGAGTCCATTCACAAGTATATGGCAGTTAATCTTCTCTCCTTGGGTAAGTTTGGTACAGTGGAGTTTAGGGTACTTCCAACCACGTTCGACAGGCAACGTATCCTCGATTGGATTAACATCATTCTACAGCTCAAGAAAGCTTCTAAGCTGTTAGATATTCGTACCTCACTTATCAAACAATTCAGTGCTGTGGGAGCGACAGCTTTTGTATCTTCTTTCATGGGAGATATGTGGCATTTGATTGAGCCTCACTTTAACGAGGGTAGAGCGTGGAAGGCTATTGATAACGCCCTTGCTCTTATGTCATATGCCAAGCTGGTGGTTGGTAACTCTGCTGAAACCGCTGCGGAGGTGTGGGAAACTTCAAACAGTAAGCCTACGTGGGTGGGGGATAAGCTTGCAGCTATTGCAAAGCAAACCAAGAAACCTGCCTCCAAAGGTTCATCTGAGGTAGGGGTTGCCCCGTTTGAAGAACCTGCCCTAGAGGGGGAGCAGCACTTTGGTGGAGTGGAAATGGTACAGATACAAGTTGCTGAGAGGGCCTCTAGACATTTACAGGAAAATGCTGTTGTTGAAGCAGCACCTAGACCGCCCGCAAGAATGGCAATAAGAAGGCAGAATCCATTCACTACCGCCGCGCTTGCTGGGCGCCGATAAACAAGGATACTACATATGTGTGGAATTATTGGTGTTGTGAACGGAGAGAAAAGCTGGGGAGCAATGACGGATTGTAACAAGTATATGGAGCAGGGGGCTACTGTAGGAGTGTTGCGCGGGCAAGACAGCACAGGTATGTTCCAAGTTGATAAGGGTGGTAAGGCTAAGGTGTATAAACTCCCCATTGAGGGAGGCTATTTCGCTAGTACTAAGAGGGCAGGTGAAATCTTTAGACAGACTGATAACTCTTTGTGTACAGTGCTGCATCATCGTGCTGCAACACGAGGAGAAGTGAGCCTAGAGAACACCCATCCTTTTGAGCATCGGGATGGCAACAAGTATCTTGTAGGTGTTCACAACGGCAGCTTGTACAGCCACATGGATACGTACGATGGGCAGAAGTTTTCTGTAGATAGTGACTATGCTCTTAGACGTATCTTCCGCGAACGTGAGGGTGCCTTCCAACATCTCAATGGAAGTTATGCTTTTGTGTGGTGGGAAGATGATGGTAAGCTGCGCATTGCATGCAACGGGGAACGTAGCCTCTCCTTTGGGTTCATCAAGGGAAAGAATGCTATGCTGATGGCTAGTGAACCTCTGATGCTTGCTTGGTTGGCTGAGAGGAACAGCATCAAGCTTGATGATGTGTTGCAGCCAGAGAATTTTCGGATGCTAACCTTCGATCCATCAGATGATCTGCGTTCCTTTGAAGACACTACAATTAGCAAGCCTTTTGTACGGGCCACTAATACGGGGGCAGGCAGAACCATCGGAAATTTTCCCCGCCGGGGTCCCCAGTGGGAGGACTTGCAGACGACCGCACCCCCTGTATCGCATGTGCGCACACAGGATCCTGTCAGTGGAATTGCTGCTACTAACAATAGTAGCCTGTTCACTTCTGGTATGGAAGTGGAGTTCTACCCGACTATTGAGGGCAGTACAAAAGAACAACTAGTGGGTGATGTATTGCTGGACGGAAGTGACAACACGCCAGTGATAATGCCTGCTGTACTGGTAGGACCTAGTGCAGGTTTGTTCTCCAATCTCTCCTCTGGGCAGGTGAGTGTAGTGTATGCTAGAGTTAGGAGCTTTACCAAGATTAAGGATGGAGACACTAAGAAGGACAAGGAGGTTCTACTGCTTGACAATCCAAGCGTGTCCGTGTCCGATAACAAACTGCTTAGGGACTACAACCAGAGCATTACGATTGATGGCCCCGCAGGTAGGAAGCTTGATACAGCAGAATTCCTGCGTCTGGTAGATAATGGCTGTGGCTTGTGTGGAAAAGTAATAAGCTTGCGTGATGGTATTAATGGCAACATAGGTTGGAACGTAACTGGTAAAACTCCAATATGTTCTGACTGTGTAGAAGACATCGAAGGGAGGGTTAGACATGCTGGCTGAGCAGGTGCTGGATGATGGTACTATTCTTACTTTAAGGTGGAATAAGAGTACAGGAATTACATCCAATTGTGGTATGGCCGATCTAGCATCCTTCTCTTTCTATGGTAGAATCAAGACAGATAAGGCTGGGTGGGGATCAACCTATATAGAAGGGAAATACCTGCTTAATTTATGGGAAGAGCATAAGAAGTGGGTGATTAGTAATGTGCTTCTTGACTACAGTACTACAAGTATTGTTGCTATTAGTGATCGAATCCTAAGCAATGGTAGTGTGGTTCCTATGGGCTGCTGTCTCAAAACTTCTCACTTGCTTAAAGAGTTAATAAAGCAGCGCATTGGGAGTGTAACATTGAGTCCGTTGGTTAGGAATAAGAACTACTCAGAGGGGGGCAGTGATATAGTAGCAGCATTCTGGATTCCTCCAAACAATTCCATTGTGGCAGAAGGTGCCCACTACCCATACACTGACCCCGTAAATGTACAGCATATGAACAAGAGAAAGAAGGCATACGCCAAATGGCTTGGAGAATAGCATGGCCAGCATCAGAGATTTGGAGATATTGCTATTAGCTAAAAGCATGCTAGACAACGAGCAACGGTCCGGTGTGATATGCCCATTCTGTCATGGCAATGATAAGTCTCTCTCGCTCAGACGCGAGGGGGAGATGATTTTCTACCATTGTCACAGAGCTAGATGTGGTATTAGCGGAATGACACGTGCCTCTCCTGCTCTTACAGTGTCTCCTGTGTTGAAGTATAACAACAAGTATGCTGAAACATTACGAGCAGCAGGTCCTCCGTCCACTTTCGATTGCAACTGGGTGGCAGCAGAGTGGGGAATGCAAGAGAAGCATGTGCGTAAGGGAGGATTACAAAGCATATACGGCAAGAAGAGAATCATACTCCCGATCTATGACATGGACGGGTATGAAGTGGGGGCCACTCTTAGGTCAACGGAGGAGTCGGTAGTACCTAAGTCTTTGATTTGTATGACAAGTCCCAACAGTATATGTGCGTCTTTCTATGAGGGGGAACAGAATCCAGAGGTTGTAATCATAGTGGAGGATCAGGCGTCAGCCATCAGAGCATCCTACTATTGCAGTAGTGTTGCTTTGCTGGGCACTAACATGGATGTAATAAAAGCTAGGGCCATCGCGCGAACAGATTGTAAGCGTGCTATCTTTTGCTTGGACAAGGATGCATTCTCTAAGAGCATACTACTGGCAAATAAATGGGGTAGTATGTTCCCTTCTCATACAGTAGTACTACCTTCCAAAGATTTGAAGGACATGACGGAGATAGAGCTTAGGAGTTTAATGACAGATAAGTGCAACCTAACAATAGAGGAAGGATAAAACAATGCAAATTGACAGTAGTGCATGGTGGTATAGGATTCCTGCTACCTATAATTGGAAGCTACACTGGGGTCGTAGCAACAATCTATGCTCCTTGGTAAGGTCTCTAGTATATGGCTGGCTTAAGTCAGTTTCTATATGTGCATTAGCTGCTCTTCTTGCTTGGTGTATGCTAACAGCCTTGTTTGTAGCAATAGTTTCGGAGGGGATTCCTGTATCGTTGGAGGTACTAGAAGTACCCGCTCTGTTAGGATTTATTTTTTGGCTGTTTGCGTTAGTTGGCACAACTGTATTTGTATGTGGTTTTTTGTGGTACAGTGTGCTAGAAGAATCGTTAGGCATTGCCTTGGATTGGGTTGCGTCCAAAAAGAGTAGGCCACATCAACGTACTAGCTCAAAAGAAAATAGCATCATTTACCAGTGGTGGAAAGGTATGAAAGACAAGACGTGCATACTTGTTACCATTAAGTAGGGAATAGTATGAGCTTAGGAATGAAAATACTATCCTCAACACTCAAGAGCAGGGATGCTTATGAGGTGCTTAAGGATAATGTTGATAGGAAAGGCCTTCCTCCAGACATAGAGTGGCTGCTAGGAATGGCAGACACCTACTACGAAGCTGACAAGGAAGCAGCTAGTGTAGACGCGGCCTTATTCCAAGAGCAGGTGCAGGCCAAATGGGCCAACCCTGCCAAGGCAGATGGCTTGGTTGACCTAGTGAAGAGGGCCTATGAAAGCACCTTCTCGGTCCCCAACTACATCAACCTGTGTCTAGAGACAAGGCGACAAGCCATAGGGCATAAGATTGCTGCTATTCTCAGCAGTAGTGATGTGGATGATGAGGTTGTACAAGCTCTCATGGATAGTTACAAGGATGTTAAGGTAGGAGAGGAGCAGGAAGAAGACAATGTAATCCACAACATGAGTGTCGAAGATGCAATCAACAAGGTGCTGGATAAGACAGGTCGTATCTACCTAGCACCTAAGGCACTGAATGATGCAACAGATGGGTGTATGCCCGGTGATGCTATCATAATCTTCGCTCGGCCGGAGGTTGGTAAGACAGCTCTGTGCTGCACCATAATGGCGGGCTTTGCCTACCGCGGGCTAACAGGAATCTTCTTCTCCAATGAGGAACCAACGGAACGTGTAGCTGCTAGGTTCCAGTCCACCATTACAGGTATGACTGCTGAAGAGATTATGGTACAGCCGGATAAAGCTGCTGCTCTTATGGCAGCTCGTGGGTATGCTAACGTACGATTCATTCGTCTGCAATTCAGTACACCAGCAGAGATTGAGAAGTATGTAAAGATGTATGGTGCTAAGTGGTTTATTGTTGACCAGCTACGCAACATGCATATTCCTAGACTGGAAGGTAAGACGCAGATATTGGAAGAGAGTGCTAAGGCATTGAGAACAATAGGAAATAAGTACGGAGCTGTTAGCATTGGTGTTACACAAGCCGGTGATAGTGGTGAAGGAAAGGCACGACTACAGCAAGGAGATGTGGACGGATCTAACACTGGTATTCCCGGAGCATGTGACTTGATGATTGGTATTGGTATGACGGAGGAAATGGAACAACAGAACACACGAATGATTAACCTACCAAAGAATAAACTCAGTGGTAAGCATGTGTTCTTTCCTGTACGTATCAATCCTCTTATATCTAGAATGGAGAATGCACAATGAGCTACGCTTTATTCAAGAAAGTGTTGACACCCAAAGGCAAGCGCTGGTTGAAGCGCTTCAAGCTATCCGATAAGGATTTACGTCTGATTTTTGATACTGCCGACAGCCTTATAGGAGCGGAAGATACCTGGCTACTACATAATTGTGGGGCCGTAGAAATACGTGCTGATAGTATAACCCTCCCAGTATTGCTGGGAACTATGATAGGGTATGCCAGTGGTGTAGATGGTGTAGGGTGTGCCACACTATTCATAGCTACGTTCAATAGCTCCCAAGAGAACGAAATGAAGGTGTTCAAGAGAGCGGGATTTAGAGGACATAAGAAAGGCGTCCTCAATCGCAACAGCGGGTCTACAATCTACGGTATGGTGGGTATGCTCAATCCAGAGTATGTCTACCAATGGTACCAATGGCATGATGCAGAGGATGATGGAGATGTCTGGTGAGAACGCTCCTTCGTATTGGACAGCAATTGCTAGATGCCGATATGCTTGTAGATCAACAGCTTATGGCTGAACAAACGCTGAACAGGGAGTTCGACAGGAACATTGATGTAGCTGTCCAGCTTGACGAATGGGACAGTATGTGGTATAATAGTATTGATAAGGCAGCATAAAGAATTCACGTAGCGCTTTGGTTACTTCGTAAGTAGGATGTAGAACACCAAGAAAAGTATTGACAAGAAAGAGAAAAGAAGATACACTAAAAGCTCTTAAAGAGCTTCTTTCTTTTGTTTTTGTTCTTTGCTTTTAAGAGCCTTTAAAAGCTCTTAGTGTACTACAATAATGCTTTGCTGTCAAGAGGAGAATGCTTATGCTTAAGAGCTACATAAAAATACTACCATTCGTAGGTAAGTATGCGGATGTTGTAGTGGGACAGGTAGTAGAGATTACCGAAAAGTATGATGGATCACAATTCGTATTCGGCAAGGACGAGGAAGGGCAGCTACACTTCCGCAGTAAGGGAGCTATCATTGATCCAGCTGCGCCACCTGCCATGTTCTCACAGGCAGTAGCACATGTACATCAGATCGCTCATCGTATTCTTCCTAACACAGCCTACTATTCAGAAATCCTGAACAAGCCTAGGCATAACAGCCTTACATATGATAGTGTTCCTAAGAACGGAATTGCTCTGTACGGATGCACTGACTTCCATCGTACTGAAATCTCCTTGGGGCACAGCCGCCTTGTAGCAGAGGCAGAGGCTTTGGAAGTAGAGACTGTGCCCTTGCTGTTTTATGGACGGCTTGAGAGTGTGGATCATGCCAAGAGTTTTATGGGAGGCATATCTGCTCTAGGTAAGGCCACTAAGGAAGGCATCGTCATCAAGAACTACAACTATCCAATGGAGCTTAATGGTCAGGTGTATCCATTCACTGCTGTTAAGTGGGTGAGTGAGGAGTTTAAGGAAGTGCATCGTGCCAATCCTGATTGGACCTCCGGTAAGGACAAGCTCAAGGAATTGATGGAGAGCTACCGTACTTATGCCCGCTGGAGAAAGGCTATCTATTTCCTCCGCGACAGCGGTAAGCTCGTCGGAGAGCCTAAGGACATTGGCCCTTTGATTAAGCAAATCATGGAAGACACTGTGGAAGAAGAGAAGGAGAACTTCAAAGAAGCATTGTACAACATCTATCAGAAGGATTGGAAGCAAGCTATGACAAGGCAGTTCCCCGAGTTCTACAAGAGCTACCTACTGGAAGGAGAAGCGGATGAACATGATGGAGGATGAAGCTCTCACCCAGATGGAATGGGTGCTGATGGGCTATCGTGTATTGTACGATGCTAAGATTGTAGGCTATGACAGTGATGGAGAACCTTTGTATTCTGGCAATGATGTTGAACGTGACGATGAGGACATGTCGTGAAAATGTATGTGCTGGCCCTAGGTAGCCCCGCTTTAGATTGGGCCGTGGCGAAGGCTGAAGGGTATGAGGCCGAAATAGCATCGGGAACCGACCTAGTCATCATCCGTCGTCAGGGCGTCGTCGATTACTTCAGCCCCTCTACGAATTGGAGTTGGGGTGGGCCGATCATCGAACGCGAGAGGATATGTATAGAGCCTAGCGTACGCGATGAGCACTATTGGTATGCCAGAAAGCTAGGAAGGAACGGAAATATTTATGGTGGTATGACACCACTTGAGGCTGCTATGCGTTGTTATGTAGCAAGTACGCTAGGAGAGGAAGTGGACACTCCCTCTCGCTGGAGAGTACCAATGAGAGCAACTAATATTTCTATAGCGAGAGATTTCTCGCTAAAGCCATTTGGTAGATATCCTGAGGATGGGAAGAATAATGGGCAAAGATTCAGGGAGGATTTTCTGTTGCCTGCTCTTAGAGACTTCGACCGAACTACCGTCGACCTGGATGATCTGCCCATTGAACTCGGACCGTCTTTCCTAGATGAAGTATTTGGCGGGCTTGTTAGAATCAACGGATTAACTCCACAACTTCTAAAAGAGAGGCTGGTAGTTAAGTCAGAAAAATCGGGATATATAGACGAAGTTTGGGAATATGTAGCAACTGCGGCAAAGAATGCGGAAGACTCTAGGTAGGAGTATCAAGGATGCTGAGTTGGGTAATGAAAGAATGACACTACCAAAATTCCTAACACGGAATAATCCTCACCTGCTGTACAACTCCGACAACTATCTGGTGCTGGACTTTGAGACTACCAACTTAGAGAATGGTAGCTGGATCAATCGAGAGAATCGTCTGCTCCTTGCCTGTTGGAAATGGCAAGGAAAGAGTAAGAGTGCTTGGGGTGGTGAGTATGACATGGACTCGCTGCTTTCTGATATAGAGGCTGCTGACTTCATTGTAGCTCACAACGCCAAGTTTGAACTGGGCTGGTTGTTTAGATGTGGCATTGATCTACGAACAGTCGTAGTGTTTGACACAATGCTTGCTGAGTGGGTGGTGCTAGGTAATACATCACGAGGACTGCAAGACCTAGCCCTCCAGCTCGTCTGTAAGAAGTATGGCATAGAAGGTAAGGAAGATGTTGTAGCCAAGCTTATTCATAAGGGTGTAGGTCCACAGAATATTCCTTCAGACTGGCTGGAATACTACTGTCATCAAGACGTTTCCTCCACGGAAGCTCTGTTCCTTAAGCAGAGAGATAGTGTAAACGAGAAGGGCTTGTTGCATATTGTATACAGCCGCTGCTTGCTAACTCCCGTGCTAGTGGACATAGAGTGGAATGGTGTTACCCTAGACAAGGCTCGTGTCAAGGAAGAGTATGACAAGACGCTAGCTGAATGGAAGGATGTACAGAAATCATTGAATGTTCTAGCCAAGGAGAATAGCTTTGAAGGAATCAACTGGCGCTCCACTAAACAAGTGGGTGAGTATCTTTACGAGGTATTGAAGTTTGATGAGGTGAGAGACAGACGAGGTGAAGTTGTACGTACAGACAAAGGATCACGTAAGACAGACGTAGCTACAATTCATTTGCTCAAGGCCACAAGCAAAGAGCAGAAGAAGTTTCTAGATGTATTCACCAAGCTGTCAAAGCTTGACGCTAGGCTTAGCAAGAGTTTGAATTTCTTCAAGGCCGTATGTGATGAGCACGAGGGAACATTCTATGGTACGTTCAATCAGGGAACAACCAAAACCCACAGACTATCCTCTTCCGGTAGACCCATCTCCATTCCCGGAGAAAGTAAGGGAACATTTTCTGCCCAGCTACAGAACCTTCCACGAGAGTACAAGCGTTTGTTTACGTCTAAGGAAGAGGATTGGGAGCTATTTGAGGCAGACAGTGGGCAGTTGGAATTTAGGGCGGCAGCAATTCTCACTGGGGATTCTGTAGCTATAACAGAAATCATTAACGAGGAAGACGTACACCAGATTACAGCAGACTATCTAACAGCACATAAAGAACCAACTGACAGACAAGATGCGAAATCTCGTACTTTCAGACCATTATTCGCTGGTACCTCAGGAACCAAGGCAGAGCAGGCCTACTGTAAGTTCTTCCAAGAGAAGTACAGTGCTATGTACAAAGAGCAGAGTGGCTGGGTCAGTAGTGTCCTTTCCAAGAAAGAATTACGAACAGCTTACGGCATGATTTACTATTGGCCCTACTGTAAGATGCAGAGCAGTGGCTACATTACACACACAACGGAGATATTCAATGCGCCTATTCAGGGTTTCGCGACTGCCGAAGTCATACCTATCGCGATTGTACATGCGTGGCATAGACTCAAGGGCTGGAGGGTTAAGCTCAACCTCACCATTCATGACAGTCTTGTGGGGCAGGCACACGTTTCGGTAGATAGGGATAAGCTAAGAGAACTGCTAGCGATAGCATTCACCAAGGATGTTTACAACTTCCTAGAATCGTGCTATAATTATAGTGTAGGAGATGTCCCTCTTTCAGCCGGTATAAAAATAGGAAAGCACTGGGGAGAGGGAGCAGAATATGCAGCAACTATCTACCCACAAGAACAAGATAGTATTCATTGGGCTGTCAAAGACAAGAATGAAGAAGGTGGTAAGCGTAAATGGATCACACATTTAGGAGATACAATTGAGTAAAGCAAATGGTGTTGTAGAAAAGATTTGGGAAAACCAGCTGCCTAATGGCAAGACCACATACACCATCGTGATTGATGGAGAACGGTATGGTACGTACACAACTAAGCCTTCATGCAAGATGGGCGATAACATCGAGCTTGACTACGAAGATAAGGGCAACTTCAAGAATGCCAATGTCAAGAGCATTAAGCTTGTAGCTAAGGCTGTAGATGCACCTGAGACAAAGCCTGCACTTGTTCCTGCCCGTACCTACGTAAAGGATGAGAGCACACAGAATAGTATTGTCTATCAGAATGCTCGTGGTCACGCAGTGCAGATGGTTGACACACTATTGAAGAACGGTGTCATTGATTTGGGTAGCAAGGCTAAGGGTAAGCCAGCTGTTGATGTTGTGTTGACATGGCTTGATGGATTCACCAAGCGCTTCTATGAGGATACAAAGGCACTGGGGCATGAGGCCCCTACACCAGCAGAGGCTACTCCTGTAGTAGCTAAGGTGAAGACTAAGCCTGCTCCTCCTGTAGAAGAGTTAGAGTTTGAAGACGACAACCTGCCATTTTAACCATCATTTTTAAGGAGATATATGACTAAGTGGGCTGTAATAGTAGACTCTAAGGGAGAGGAAGTGATACACGAGGTAGAGGCAGATTCATTCTACATCACAGGAACAGACAACGTAACCTTCGTTAAGCAAGGCATGTACGATCAGCCAGCACAATCATATGCCTACTTTGGGCGTGTGCTGAGAGTGCGGCCACTAGAGGAATGGAGTTGATGGAGGGAGAGGCACTATATACATATCCTCCGTACATCATACGCATTGGGCTAGAGGGAGATATTGTCTCCCCTCGTTCTGTATACGAGATCTATAACGTAGAGACAGGTGTTGTTGAAGGCAGTCAGCAGTTTCTTCCTAGCGCTATACAGCAAGCTATGCTTGCAGCTACTAGGCTAAGAGAATTGTTGGAGGCCCCTGAAGATCTGGAATGGAAAGTAGAAGGAGAAGATGCTTAAGCCCTTTGACATCAAGATTGTAGCTAAGCTGGCTAAGCTTAGTGAAGACAATGATGTAGACCTGCGCTGTTCTCATGTGTCAGCGCTGTACTACAAGAAGCGTCTGCTATCTCTTGGTGTCAATCAAACAAAGACCCACCCCCTATCTTTTAGGCTCAGCGGGTTGGAGCACAAGAAGTATTTGCACGCAGAAATCAATTGCCTTAAGAATACGGGAGGAGACTTGCGAAAGTCAACACTGTATGTAGTGAGAGTTGATAGGAACGGCAGGCTTGCGCAGAGTAAGCCATGCAAATTCTGCGAAGGGTACATAAAAGAAAGGGGAGTGGGCAGGGTGGTGTATTCTATTGACGGAGGTATATGTGAAAACTAATGGTCCATTAGTAACAGCTATGATTGATAAGTGGGCACGTAAGAAATTTAAAGACCTACAACTCAGTGCCAAGAGCCTAAAGGCGATAGAAGCTGCTGACCATTTTACCATCGAACAAGAGACACGTGGTGATGGTTACTGTCCGACGTGTTACTCTGAATACACGGTCATAGCTGTGTATGCAGTAGACAGTAAGGGTAATGAAACATTAATATATGACGACTCTAATGCAAGTTTGATGGAGTTGATGGAAGAGATTTTAGGAGCCTCTCAAGAATGATTGTAGCAGGCACGGGCCATAGACCAAATAAACTGGGAGGATACTATACAGAGGCCAGGGCTAGGCTAGTACGTATTGCTATGCGAGGTTTATGTAGACCGCACACAACAGAAGCTATTACAGGCATGGCGCTAGGATGGGACACTGCACTAGCGGTGGCTTGCTGGACGCTTAACATACCCTTTACAGCCGCCGTTCCTTTCAGAGGACAGGAAAGTAGATGGCCTAAAGAGAGCCAAGAGCTATACCACTGGTTACTAGACAGGGCCAAAGAAGTGGTATATGTGTGTGATGACGGGTATGCTCCTTGGAAAATGCAAATAAGAAATGAATGGATGATAGACCGCTGTGATAGCGTGCTTGCTATGTGGAATGGCAGCAAGGGTGGCACTGGCAACTGTATAGCCTATGCTGATAAAGTAGGAAAGCCTGTCGTCAATCTATACGAAGAATATAAAAACGAGCACCACAATAACAATAAGGAATAAGATGACAGAGAAGGTTGATGAGTTTAGAACAAACCTAGGTAGGAACATCTTTTATCAGAAGTATGCACATTCGGGGGCCGATACGTGGTCTGCTCTTTGTGAGCGTATGATTGAGGATGTGTGTGGAGGAGATGATCCTCTATTAAAGAAGGGAGAACTACAAGCTCTTGTAGAACTTACAAAACAAAAGGCATTCATTCCTGGTGGTCGCTACCTCTACTATGCAGGAAGGCCCTTGCATGCGTGGAACAACTGCTATCTACTTAAGGGCGAGGAAGACACGCGAGAGGAATGGGGACTGCTACTTAAGAGGTCCTCTGATTGTCTTATGAATGGTGGTGGCATTGGAGTAGACTACTCTAGATTTCGCCCATCTGGTGCTGTACTAAATAGGACAGGTGGCATAGCTAGCGGACCTATTCCATTGATGAAATCCATCAATGAAGTGGGCCGTAATGTAATGCAGGGAGGCTCTCGTCGCTCAGCAATATATGCTTCTCTAAACTGGCAGCATGGGGATAGTGATGCCTTCCTCACTATGAAGAATTGGCATGACATGCCTATTGGTAATGATGGCCTAACAGTGTGGCAGGCGAAGGTTGCTGATTTCAACTATCCAGCACCTCTAGACATGACTAATGTCAGCCTAAACTATGATGATGCGTGGCTAAATCTACAAGAACGTCACAAGCATCCCACCTACTTGCAGAATGTATATCAAGCACTATCTACGGGGGAACCGGGATTCTCCTTTAACTTCGGAGATAAGCAAGACGAAACTCTCCGCAATGCTTGTTGCGAAGTAACTAGTGCAGATGACAGTGATGTATGCAATCTAGGTAGTATTAACATGGCAGTCATAGACACTAAGGAACAGTTCACTACTGCTGTCCATCTAGCCATTCGTTTTCTAGTATGTGGTACACTACGTGCTGACCTACCATACAAGAAAATATATCGCGTTAGGGAAAAGAATCGTCGCCTAGGCCTTGGTCTTATGGGTATTCACGAATGGTTACTTAAGCGTGGTTATGGCTATGAGGTTGTGAATGAGCTGAAGGAATGGCTACAAATCTACAAGGACGTAACGGAGACTTCCGCTAACGAATTGTGTGATAAACTTGGTATATCTAGGCCTGTAGCCTATCGAGCTATTGCACCTACAGGAACTATAGGAATCCTAGCAGGCACTACTACAGGTATTGAACCGCTATTTGCTGTAGCATACAAGCGTAGGTACTTGAAAGGAGGTACTCGTTGGCATTATGAGTTTGCTGTAGATGCTACGGCGGAGCTGATGATTAAAGAATACGGTGTAGACCCAGATAAGATTGAGACTGCATATAGTATGGCAGCTACACCAGAGAAGCGTATTGCTTTTCAGGCAGATGTACAAGACTACGTAGACATGGCAATCAGTAGCACGATTAACATGCCAGCATGGGGTAGTAAAGAAAATAACGAAGATATGGTGGAGCAGTTCGCCGCTACTCTTAGCTATTATTCTCATCGTCTGCGTGGGTTTACTTGCTACCCCGACGGTAGCAGAGGAGGTCAGCCTATTACACAGGTAGACTATAAGGAGGCAGCTGAACACAAGGGAGTGGTGTTTGAGGAAAACCAAGACAAGCAATGTAGTTCAGGCATCTGTGGAATTTAGATAGGAGGTAGTATGTGTGTAGTAAGTATGAGTGTAGGTGTTGATTTGAAGGACATATTCGATGATTAGAGATGGGTATGTAAGAGCCTTTCTTCTGAGTATAGGAGTGTTGTGTGGATATTTTCTACAATATCAACCACCTGTTACATACGTCACTGTTCACATTGCGATCCCTGCACAGGAGATACGACCACCTAATTTCAGTGACAGAGAAATTAGCTGCCTTGCGAATGTTATCTATAACGAATCTCGCAATCAAGGAACAGCTGGACAGGTGGCAGTTGGAGCTGTCGCAATCAACCGCACAATCTCAGGCAAGTGGAAGTCACACGACCTCTGCAAGGTAGTAAAGAGGCCTAAGCAATTTGCAGCACGGAAGCCACACCCCTCCAACTACATTGACAGGATGGCCCTACAGAAGGCAGAGCAGATAGCTATTTACACAGTCAACAACTACCACAGAATTGACGCAGAGCTGCGCACCTATCTCTACTTTAATTCTGGTAAGGCTCGAAGTAATGTGTCTCAAACAATAGAGAACCACAACTTTTATAGGGACTACTCATGATACTAGAGAAAGGTAATATGTGGGACGTGTTTGGTCACACAGACTTATTCTTAATCACTACCAATCCAGTACGCCGCAAAGATGGTGCTGTTGTAATGGGTAGGGGCATTGCTAAAGAGGCTAAGGATAGATTTCCTAAGCTTCCCTACGATTTTGGCAGAGCATTAGATATGCTACACCCAGAAATAGATCAAAGCCATGTGGGATGTTTAGGAGAGTATGATAATCAGCGCATAGGCTGGTTTATGGTTAAAGATCACTGGGCTAGCCCTGCTAAACTATCTATAATTGAACAGTCTGTTTTCTATTTGCGGCATGGGTACACATGGCCCCATCCTGAGCGCTATCGTATTGACTTAAACTTCCCCGGTATAGGTAATGGCAAACTCTCTAGAGAAGAAGTTCTCCCTCTGCTAGAAAATCTTCCTAATAGTGTTCATGTATGGGAGTATGGATGATGCAGCTTAAATATGTGATAGCGGACACGCATTTCGGACATGCTAATATCTGTAAGTTTACTAGGGATGATGGCAGTAAACTACGTCCGTGGGATGATGTTGATGTAATGAATGAGGAGCTAATCACTAATTGGAACTCTATTGTTAGGGCAGAGGATAAGGTGTTTGTCCTAGGAGATTTCACTGTCAACAAGAAGTATGTGCATATAGGCAGTAGGCTTAATGGACGTAAAATTCTAGTGGCAGGTAATCATGATAATGCTACACCACAGATGTACATGGACGCTGGCTTTGAGGATGTACAGGGGTGCCATATTCTCCATAAAAAGGAGGTGATCCTATCACACATCCCGGTGCATCCTCACCAACTACGGAGATTTATAGGAGGTAATATCCATGGGCACCTACATGACCTAACCGTAGGTGATAAGGGATATCTATGCGTAAGTGTTGAGCAACCGCACGTCAACTATGTGCCTCTATTACTAGACGAGGCGCTTAACATACTGGAGAAACAACAGCAATGATTAAGATTGTGATGGCAGTTGGCCTAGCTCTAGCTTCTGTAGGCTGTGCCACAAACAAGAATACAAGCAACTATGCATCCTATCTGGACGCTGTACAGAAGATTGAGAGTAGCAAGGCAGTCGCCAAGGAAGCGTCTCTAATGGGCCGAGAAGCTCAGTACGCCTCCATGCTGGAGAAGTGTACGTCCGATAGCTGCGTGTCCAGTGTAGCGGCATTTAAGGCCATTGCTGACACTGTAGAGAGTTTGGCAGGTGGAAGTGGTGGACGTACTCCTAATGTAGCTGCTCCTCAACGGGAGCCCACCTTCAGTGAGAAAGCCCTTAGCTGGGCTGGTGTACTAATTCCGGGAGCAACGCAGTACGCAGGTATTGTAGAGAACAATAGAACACAGAGGCATACATCTGACAATGCAGCAGCCGTGTCTATTTCTCAGAACGAGACATGGGCTAACATCATTGGTAGCCAAGGAACCGCATGGAGTACTGCTCTAAATACTGTGGCCGCTACACCTAGCATTAGCGTAGGAGGTAATTACGGTGACACTAGCTCAGCGGGTACGAGCCTTACCAGCGGCGACGGCAACACGATTGGGAATGGTAATGGAAATTCTGGTCGTATCGGTAGCGACGGTCCTTTTGATTCCAGTGGCGATTGTCGCGATGGCAGCAATTGTACTGACAATTCTGGCGGAGGATGATGATGACTAAGGTGCTACTAGAAACAGTGGCACGAAAAGTGAGAGGGCAGCCCGGTGCTGCCTTCAATCTTCCTTGCAGGAAAATTAGTAAGGAAGTAGCTGCCATAGGAGCAGCTGTTGTAATAGAAAGAATACAAAAAGGACCCAAGCTTATGCCAGATAACATAGTGGACAAGGCAGCTCTAGACCTGAAGAATCCCTTCTGTGATTATGGATTGGATGACTTCGACAATCTGAAAATGGACGACTTCGAGCGTACAGATTTCATAAACGCCATTAAGCATCTAGTGGCGCTGGGCTATTGGTGGAAGTTAGCGTGCAGTTTACCGGACAGTAAGGAGTATAAGGAGAAGATGAATGGTAAGCCCGTATAATAGAATTATCAACCCAGAAGCAATCCACACCAATAGCAAACTAACCAATTACAACATGGCTATTCTAGAAGTGTTGATGTGGCAGGCAAGCAATAGCTCAGTAGCAGAGGAAAACGAAGCCGTAGCACAAGCGCAAGCAGACAGTATATACAACAGCATGACAAGCTCTGAGCAAGAGATTGCCACACTAAATAGACAGAGGCTACTACGAGGTGAACATCAAGACCATGGTGAAACGACTAGTAACTAACAGCGTAAGTGAGAATGTAGCTACGTATAGGGGACTAAGAGAAGCGGCCTTTGATGTGTTTCTAATTGCTCAAGACATTGACAACAAGGCAACCTTAGTGTATAATTCCATGACATATGAAGAGCAGCAAATGCTCAAGCCTAAGGAACTGGTCAACCAATGGTAAAATTAATACCTTTGATTGATGCTGACATCCTCACCTACAGGGCAGGATTTGCAGCAGATAAAAAGAAGTATGTCCCTTATGTGGACGGCGTAGCTCATCCAGAGCTTTCTTCCGTAAAGGAATTGAAAGCTTGGAAAGAACTACATAAAGAGGAGAGCATTGATGTTGAACATAAATTGGTTGTGGAACCAGTTGAAAACTGCTTACAAATGGTGCGAACTTCGCTATCTGCGATTGAAGCTGTGGTGGGAAGCAACATGGAGTTATATCTCACAGGAAGAGGAAACTTCAGGGAACAAATATCAACCCTCCGAAAGTACAAAGGAAACAGAAGCGAGTTTGACAGGCCAACCCATTATGCCGCTATACGAGAATATTTGCAGCGAATGTGGGGAGCAAGAATGGTTGACGGACAAGAAGCCGACGACGCCATCGGGATACGAACCTACGAAATTAAAGAGAGTGAGGAAGAAGCGTCAGCCATCATCGTAAGTATTGACAAAGACCTTGATATGCTTGAAGGCTTCCATTACAATTGGGTGACAGGAGCCAAGTACAAGATTAGTGAGAGGCAGGCTATACGTAACTTCTACCTACAGATGCTCACAGGGGACAAGACTGATAATATTCCCGGCATACATGGTGTAGGACCTAAGACAGCAGAGGATATTCTAGGTGAATACACTAAGGAGAAAGCTCTTTACACTTGTGTGCGTGACACTTGGAATAGGTATTATCCTGAGGGTTATGAGGGACGCAGTGTGGATAGCGTATTGAAAGAGATTGGGCAATTGCTCTGGATTAGACGAGAGCGAGATGAACTATGGGAGCCACCGCTATGAATCCAATCAGGATGAACAGGCTGCACAACGTAACAAATCCGTTCCAGACCAAGGCAAAGAAAGTGCTGTGCCTGTGTAGTGCTGGGATGCTGCGTAGCCCTACAGCAGCTAACGTGCTGCATCAGGAGTACGGCTACAACACTAGGGCAGCAGGAGTGGATCATGAATATGCTCTCGTTCCACTAGACCAAGTGCTTCTAGCATGGGCTGACGAAATTGTATGTCTAGAGGGAAGTGTCTATCGTACTCTAATTGGCAGGCACGATACACAGGCCCACAAGGTTATAGTGTTGAATGTCCCTGACAACTATGAGTGGAATGATCCTGAACTACGTGCCCTAATATCCAAACAGTATAACGATAGCTCAGTAATGGAGAAAGCTTTTGCCAAAGAAGCAAAGAGTTGAACGTACTAGAGGAGGAGGACGCTACACAGAATCTGAGTTCTGGTCGTTCATTAGAAGTGGTCTAAGGGCCAAGCATTCCAGATGGGCTCCTCGCTATGCGGCACTGGCCGCAGCTAGACGACCCAGCAAGGACAAGAAGAACTTGAGGTTGAAGTGGCAGTTTCAATGTGCTAAGTGCAGAAAATGGAAACAACAGAAAGAGGTGCAGGTTGACCACATAGAAGAGTGTGGAAGCCTACGATCTTTTGACGACCTACCGGGATTTGTGGAACGTATGTTCTGTGAGGTTGAGGGATATCGCATTCTATGCATTCCCTGCCACAACAAAATTACACAGGAGAACAAGAAGAATGCAGGCAAGTGAATATCAAGAGCTTACATCTGTGTACGCCATCTACCCAGAGGAACACGAGTTTGCCTATCTAACACTAGGACTTGCTGCTGAAGCAGGAGAAGTGGCTGACAAGGCAGCTAAGTATTTCCGTGGTGATAAGCCGCGTCCTATTGAAGATCTGAGAAAAGAACTTGGTGATGTTCTATGGTTTGTTAGTCAATTGTGCAATCGGTTTGGATGGGATATGGAAGATGTAATGCAGGAAAACATCGACAAGTTATTTGACAGAGCTACACGTGATGTGCTGCGCGGAGACGGAGATAACAGATGACGGCACAAACAGTTGAACTAATAGATCATTATGGAACCGACCTAACGCCGGTCAATGCGGCCCGTGTTTCCATGAACAAGGAAAGCGACTGGGAGTATGACTTTGATAATCCTAAGGACGACTCACAAGGGACCTTTTACGAAAGGAAGCTATCAACTAAGGATGCTAAGCTAATCAAATACCTAGCAGACCACAAGCATACATCCTGCTTTGAGCATCAGGCTGCAACACTAAGGCTTAAGGTGCCAATCTTCGTAGCTAGGCAGATCCAGCGGCACCGGACGTTCAGCTACAACGAGGTTAGCAGGAGGTACGTTAAGGATGAGCTGGAGTTTTATTGGCCAGAAGTGTGGCGCAAGGCCGCTGATAATGTAAAACAAGGTAGTAGTGATGAGGTAGCAGAGTTCATGATACAAGAAGGCATTATGAGTGATGGGGCTACCATGTATACAGACATGAAATGGGATATAGGTTCTGTAATATTCTGGTATAAAGCTATGATTGAGAATGGAGTAGCTCCTGAGCAAGCTCGCATGATCTTGCCTCAAAATCTAATGACGACATTCTACATGTCTGGCAATCTGCGCAACTGGGCACATTTCCTAAACCTACGCCTTGACAGCCATGCACAGAAAGAGATTAGAGATGTAGCTGTTATGATTGAAGCAATCCTCCGGCCCTTATGGCCAGTTAGTATGAAGGCGCTTATGACATGACCGACGATCCTTTTGAAACTGCATATGAAGATATGTGCCCCAACTGCGTAACCACATGGAAGTGCAACGGGCCGCATGAATTTCCAGAAGAACCTACATTAGGAGGCCTACGCTATAACGAGGGGAAGCCTAAGCTATCAATGGTGATGGAAGCTCCCAATGCTCTACGTGGCTGTGCACAAGTGTTGATGAAGGGGGAAGAGAAGTATGCCCGTAACAACTGGAAGAAGGGCCTACCCTTTACAGGCGTACTAGACAGTATGCAACGTCATGTGCTAGCATTCCAAGAGGGAGAGGACCTAGACCCCGAGACAGGCCTACCACATGTAGATCATATACTGTGCAATGCTCTGTTTCTATCGGAGTTATTTCATTCCAAGAAAGAACAGTGCGATGATAGAGCTACTAGCTAATATTAGGAGATGGTTTAGTGGGCCCACTTATGACCCCAGAAGTCCTCCTACACTATTCGTAAATAGGGCCGGAGAACTTGAGGTTAATAGGGAAGAGTTATATAAATCCCTAGCTTATCAAAGACAGATAAAAGCCCTAGAAGAATTAACCAGAAAGGCTAAGCTCAAACAAGGAGAATAATATGGACAAGACCGTGACACTTAAACTACAAGATGCTAAGAACATTCTATATGCAATGGACCAAGCTCTACCAGAGCTAGAAGAGCTTTGCCACCAAGGAGATATCAAAGAAAGTATCCCTGATGGAATTGAACAAGCTATGGCTAAATTACAGGAGGCATTGTCCTGAGAATCTTATCGTTAGATTTGGAAACCACTTTCCTAGTTAGTGGGCATTGGAGTTTATGGGGGGTTAACATAAACATCAATCAAATCCTAGAGCACGGCTCTGTTATTTGCTATGCCGCTAGGTGGGTGGGAGAAGAGGAAGTTGTATGGCGACGTAAAGGAAACAAAGATTTCCTTACAAAGATATATGAGCTGCTAGATCAGGCTGATGTCATCCTGACGTACAACGGAAAGAAGTTTGACCTACCACTGCTTAATCTTGAGTTTGTAAAAGCAAAGATGAATCCTCCTGCTCCTTACAAGCACATCGACTTGTTGGAGACAGTTAAGAAGCAGTTTAGATTTCCTAGCAATAAGCTAGAGTATGTAGCTAGTCAGCTAGGCGTAAGGCAAAAGGTAGCACACGAGGGATTCCCGTTGTGGGTAAAGTGTAGGGAAGAAGATGTAGCTGCGTGGGCTAAGATGAAGGAATACAACATCGGAGATATCCTCACACTAGAGGAGCTTTACGATGTACTGCGTCCTTGGGTGGTGGGACACCCTAACGAAGCTCTGTACATGGCCGTAGAGGCATTCCAATGTACCACCTGTGGTTCCACCCACCTACAGAAGCGAGGCTTCCATGTGACAGGCGTAGGACGTTACCAAAGGTATAGCTGTAACGAATGTGGGGCATGGAGTAGAAGTAGAGTTACAGATGTGTCTAAGGAAGCAAGGGCACAACTACTGGCACCCCTATAACAAGGAGATTTAATGACAGATAATAATGCAGAGCTAATTGATGACCGCTTCTACAAACGGTGGACTTCTATTTACATGACTAAGGGAGCTAAGGAAGGCTGGGCTGCTGCCAAGCAATGGGCCAATCGCACCTTCTCCCCTACAGTTATTACAAAGCTACGTCCTCATATAGAGAAGGCTATGGGAGTTAGAAAGTGATTAACATAGAACTAGAGATCAACATTGACAAACTAGATGCCGCCGTGGAGGAGCTTGTTCGTATTGGAGAAGCCACTGGAGGGGGGCTTATTCCTGAGTGGGTGCTGTGTAACATGCAGCACACTATTGCTTTCTTAGAGAGGGAGATTAGAGATGGCCCGGAAGAAGGCCGTATCAACGACGACGATTATTGAAACTCCTGTGTGTAACACGTGGTGGGTAAATGGAGATGTAGTGAATGAAGATTGTAGCAACCTCCGATACTCACTTCTACACCGACTATTCCCTACTGCCAGAGGCTGATGCATTCATACATGCCGGAGACTTAATGGTAGAAGGTAGTATAAAAGAGTGGCAAATGGTAAGGGACAGTCTCTGTAGTGCAAAAGCACGTGAGGTGTATGTAGTACCGGGCAATCATGATAGGTGGGTAGAAGAGTACCCTGAAATTACCAGGGATTCCCTGCTGGCACTGGACATAGATTTGGTGCTACCAGACAAGCCAGTAAGGATACTATCTAACGGGCTTATGATGTTAACAATACCTTTCGTGGTCAATCTTCCTGCTTGGTCTTACAATAGAACGGAATCCCAGATACAAGAGTATCTAGAGTATCACGCACCAAAGCAACCTGATATAGTTGTTAGCCATAGTCCTCCCTTCTCTATCCTAGATAGGTGTGCTGATGGGGAGTACGTAGGCAGCAGAGCTATGATGCGCTGGTGGAACAAGCTAGAGAAAAAGCCTAAGATATGGATTTGTGGGCACATCCACGAAGGGTATGGAAAGATTGAAAAAGAAGGCACCTTGTTCGCTAATGTGTCAATGTGTGATGAACACTACAAACAAAAAAATGCGCCAATGATTTTTGAAGTCTAGGTAAAAAGAAAGGCCCTCTAAGCTTAATGCTCGGAGGGCCTTTTCTATTTTACGCTTTCGTATTTGTTGATGCAATCAGCTAGCACTTTCTGTTTGAACTTACATATTCCGTAGTCTATTACAACACCCTTAGCAAAGGGCTTCGCTGATGATCCTGCTATAGGAGGTTGTATATCTACACAGTATTCCATTGCACTAGGAGGACACCAAAGTGGATCTTTAGTTGTTTGCTTCACGAACGGACTGCTGAATGTCGAGCAGCTCGTCAGGAGAATACACACACCCACCAGCATCAAGCTCAACACTCTTTTGTATAGCTGCTGCTTTAGCTGTCTGTCTTTGATTGATGACACCACTTGTCGTCTTCTCCTGCTTTAATGCTTCTTTACTCTCTTCTACAAGACGTCCACTACGCTGTTCCCAGTAGTCTGCTTGGGCTTCTGCCTGCTTTAGCTGACAAGCAGCTTCACCCTTATTGTATTGAGCATGCCTATCAAAGGCCCATCCAGCTATAAGTAGAGCAGCAAGTCCTGCATAGATGTAAAGCTTATAGGGAGCTAAGTATTTAAGTATTTTCATACAGCCTCCTATGTAAACGCATGTGCGTATGCCCTGTCATTGGTAAACGGGTGCGTGATGGTCATGCGAACGCGTGTCCGGTAGAAATCAACCTCGTTGGGGTATAGTCATCCAGATTAAGTTCTATATCATTGCCATCCGGAGGTACATATGTACCATGTGGCCACGATGGAGGACTGCCCGAATAGGGCCACGGGTGGACGGAGTTTTCCCCGGCGTCCTTGAAGTTTCCGGTAAGGTCTTTGGCAGACACATCAAACTCTCTGTTGGGGTCCAATGCGTCAACTCTAAAGGTTCCGTCAGATTCCGAAAAAACAGACGCTACGATTCTGGCGCGGCTTCGTTGATATACATACACCCAACGTCTTGCCGGGCTGCCCTGCGCCTTTACGACGCCTTCAAGATAGCCAGCCCCGCACGCGTCATTGATAGTGTAAGCCGCATTACCAAACAAAGAGAGTGAGGCCATTACCAGTCCACCGCAGTTTCTATAGCGAGGCACCCGGTTGCACCAGTAGTATTTCCGGTCCCACTATTGATAGGCATCCGCATGAAAGACGAGCCAGGCGGCTCCCCCGTCACCCCCACATCCGCAACCAATGCTCCTGTAACATTAGGAGCAACAATCGACATCATATTGTTAAGCGGACATCGCAATCCCCGAAGTCTGCCGCGAATAATACCCTCTGCACCGACGAAGTAGGGCATATACATATTTAGCCCAGTACCTGGGGAGGGAGATGCCATAACTACACTTGATCCTCCTATCTCATTATCAGATGTTTTTAGGTACAGTGGAGAAAAGTTTTGTGGAGTTCCTGATGGGGTGTAGGAGTCTGCAATAAGCAACCCCTGATCGGCTACTCCGGAATACGCAGAACTCATGAACGCGGCGTAAGAGCCACCACTGTTTGTTGACCAACCAGAGTTGATGAAGATCAGAAAATATCTATTGGGATCAGACGGGATAAATGAATCAAAATCCCCACCTCCTGCGAACTGCCACATTCGATTGCCTCCACGATACCACCACAAATACCAAGTGAGTTCGTCGGCGAACAACGCCCATGCTCTCTGGGTGGAGTCAGCCGTATTGCTCTTTGGCAGCAGGCCACCAGAGGCATAAGTACCTGTAGTTAGTGGGCAAGGAGCGGTTCCTGTGTCCACGTCAGACATGGTTGCATACGCTCTTATGAGGGCTGTTTGCGCAGCCGAGTCGTCGACTCGTACATAGACCCCCGTACCTCCCTCTGCTACAGAGTTCTGGAATGCAGCCTTATTCATTCCTGTGTACGGCTTTGTCCATCCAGCGGCTGCCTTTGATCCGTAGGCAACACCAGCCGTGCCCACAAGACACGTATCTAGCAGATTGAGAAGCGAACCAGCCTGCCCCGTGAGCGTGGGAGCGCCCGAATCGGTCGAATAGTAAACTCTTGTAGTAGCCATCAGTTCACCTCCAATGTGATTGAAACCCTGTTGAACAAGCTGAAGCCGCTTGCCGTGAATCGCAGGATGTCCCCGGCTGTCAGGCTATGGGAAAGCCCCGTAGCCTGAGCCTTCTTGCTTGTGGTGCATGTAGCCGTGAACAGGCTGGTCATCGTGTCGTAGTTGGCATACGTTGCATGGGCCACGGCAATGGAAACGCTCCCAGCAACATCTCCCACAATCGTCCATCCTTCGATGGTGCCACCGTAGGGAATCTGAATCTCCGATGTCACGGTTGTTGCCGCCAGCACATTGCTGAATACACAGCCAGGGGAGTGGCCGGACGTGCCTCCCCCCGCCACATTAACTGTAATCTTATTGCCCGCGCGGGAGGCACTAACTCCTGCACCTGTAAAGTCCACCTCATCCACAGTGCCCGAAGTGCCTAAATTAGTTCCCTCGTCTTTATATTGTATTCCTGCCTGCCCCGCAGCTATAGCTGCCCACGAGACGTTAGTGCCGTCTGTAGTTAGGTACTGCCCCGCATGGCCCGCCTGGGAAGGCAGAGAGCTGCTAGCCATGCATCTGACAATTGCTTGCAGTGCTGCATTTATGGAATCCCTCTCGGCGTCCGGATTGCCCAGCTTAACTATCTTGAAAGAGGGAGGACAATCTGATAGAGCCATGCTATTATTTTCCTAGTAGTTTCATTATGAAAGGTACACCTAGTTTTAGGAATGCCCATAAGCAACTGCAAATGAATAGTACTCCACCTATAAAGCCTTTGTACTTGCCCATCTCTACAATTAGAGTATCAATCTTCCTATCCCTAGCTTCTTCCTGTACCAGTCTGCGCTTCTCTTGTTCTGACAATTGTAGAATCTGCTGCTCCATTCGAGCTACGCGTTCTACTAGTATGATGGACGGCTCCATTACATATTATCATTGGCTAAAGGCATAGTAGAACCTATTGGGTTCTGCATACTAAGCCTTGGGATACGAGCACTATTTTGCAGCATACCCACCAGTTGTTTGTATGTCATGTCGGATCTATTGCCGCCCTGTGGGGGCATTGTAGGAGGCATCATAGGCATAGGCTTTGGCTGCCCCTGCATCTGCATTGGCTTTGACTGTGGTACAGCCCCACCAAACCCACTACCACTACTAAGCGCCGCCGCCATATTATAGCCCATCTGAGATTGTCCCTGTGTAGGACCGCCACCAAATCCACTACCAGATCCCCATCCACCTTGAGGTGGTTGACTATACTGACTGAATCCACTGAAACCACCAAAGGCCGTAGGTAGATTGTAAGCATAGCCTCCCTGATTGTTATTCCATCTTTGATTCGTAGGACTGGTACCCTGTAGTGTAGGAGGAGTATATCGCCCTAAACTAGGATCTTGCCCATTTAAGAATTGTGTGTAGTTCATAGGATTCCCACTATTGTATGAATGTTGTTGTTCTACCGATCTGTTTCTGCTGCCATTACCGTCTGAGGGGGCGGTGCTTTGCCCCCTCATTTGATATAACATACTCTGAGGAGTGCCAGTGTTATTCGCCATCTAATGCTCCTTCTTCTATGTCATCCAATGTAAGGCTCTCATACTTGTACACTATATTAGACAAGCTCTCAAGCTTTGCTTCCCATCGAGCTATGGCCTTCTCCTGTTCAGGACCTTCAGGCATAGCCAACAGCTGTTCCTTAGCTTCTCGCTTCATGTCTTGATACACTAGAGCCGCGGGATACATCTTTCCCTCTATAATCATGGTAGCTACTTTCTTATCTACACCATTGTTTAGCATAGAGACAAGAAACTTATCCTCATCCTTACCCATAGCCATATTAGCTTTGTAAGCTTTTTCTAAGCTAGAGTAGGGCTTGGATATAGCTTCCATAGCGCTCTTAAACTCCTCTTCCAGCCTCTCCTCACTTACATTAATAGGCTCTCTAATCAGTTTAGTATATGAGTTTTTGGCTTCCCTAAGCTCATAGCTGAACCTTCTAGATAAGTAGTTCTTGACATCGGATTCAGGACTAATCTTCTGGGCACCAATACCACTACGAAGGATGTTCTTAGTAGAACTAGACGCATTAGCATAGTAGCCCTTAGCTGTATCCTGCAAGGTTCCCGGCACCAATGGTGTGCTTATATTGAGGGCCGCGTTCAACTGCTCTTGAGACAATCCCGAGTCAACAGCCTTCTGTAGAAGAGTGTTGTACAGCTCAGGAGATGTACGAGAGATGGTAGGACTACTACCCCTGCTGGCCTTAATCAATCCTACAATGAGGGAGTTGGGAGTAAAGAAGCTCACAGCGCTTTTAGCTGCTTCCTCTGAATACTCATCTGCCTTATCTGGATTGGCTATGGCCTTTAGCAATGGTACCATAACACTAGCAACAGGATCGTAAGGACCTATCATAGAAGCATCGAAGCCATAAGTATCGCCAGACTTCTCATCTTTGAGTAGGGTGGTGTACTGTGGATCTAACCAACTAGCATCTTTCATGTACTCAGAAAGCTCTTTGTTATCACCAGCATTAGAAGCTGTTAGGCCCATAAGTGCTGCTGTATTCTTAGCTGCCCAGTAATAGAACGCATTGGCTGCTCCTACAGAGGCTAGAGTACCTGATACACGAGCAAGCCCGTGAGTTGCCAATCCAATGTCTCCTTCCTTGGCTCCTTTGATAACATCCTTCATACCTACACCTAGATTGTTACCAGAGGTGCGAAATGTTTCATAGTAGTAGTTTATGAACCTAGTAGCACCTACACTCTCCACAGCCTGCAATATCTTAGGACTGCGAGAATACGTGATGTTGGTCTGCTTGATACGGTCGGCTACAAAGTTGTTAAGTTCATCTTCTGACATCTTGATGCCCTTACGTTCGTTGTATCCCTTCCAGAAATCCTTCTCATTAAAGAAGTTTGCAAACTTAGTCCACAGATCCATAGCACCATAAAGCTCTTTAACTACATCACTGCTCGCCCCTAGCTTATTCTTCATATCGCCTAGGTAGGTGTGTACTTGAGAAGGCTCTTGTTCAACTAAACGTAGCAGCTTATCCATAGCCTCTTTAGCACGAGGACTGTAGGTGTCAGCTGTTTGTGTAGCTTCTACTAGATGTAGCTTAACCAATAGGCGGGCGTCCTCTCCAATACGCTTCTTACCACTAAGTCCGATCAAATCGGACATAGCAGAGATACCTCTAGCATATGACTTAGGATTTAGGTTGCCGTTACTAGTCACCTGCATAACGCTGCCCCCCGCATTCCTCAACCAAGCACCTGCACGCAGGACAGTGGTAGCAATTTTAGCTGCTCTAAAGCCTTTCATTATAGGTACTACGGTTTTGGCTAGGGCAGATATAGCTAAGTTGGGACTAGCCTCTCCTTGTACAACTTGCTCAAACAAACTCTCTGGCTTGGTGCCAAACTTCGTTATGCTCTCAATAGCACGCTTGATGTCTGGTGTTGTGTACAAACCACGCAGCGCACCATAGCCTTCACCCTTAAGCTCCTCTTTCATTACAGTGCCGGGCTGATCTGTAAATAGCTCTCCCATACCTGCTTCACGTAGGTTGTTAAGGGTCCTTACTTCAGCTAACTGCATTCCTTGTACTGTGCTAGCTTTGATTAGCTTAACTAGTGGATCTGTCACCTCACCCCAAAACTTACGTATTGGGGCAGGAATATCCTCTAGGGCCTTCAATGTACCAGCACCATATTTTAGATTGCTGTAGTGTTTTAGGACAGCATTGGAAGTGTCACCCACCTCCGCAATCTTAGCTGCCATATCTGATATGGCTTGAGATCTATCTCCCAGGGAAGCATTGTAGTCAGCAATCTTAGCAATCATTGCTGCCCTACGATCAGCCTTAGACATATTCTTGTAGAGTCTGTGGGCGTTATCACCAAACAAATCATTGAATGTAGCTGTTAGACTGCTTGTTCTCAGCTTAGATAAAGTTTCTTCATTACCGAAGATAGTGTCACCTATGTAAGATTCCAAGCTATTGAGCTGATTAAGAGCATTTGTTTCTTGCTCAGATAGTAGCTGCTTCTTGCCCAGCTTCTGCTTCGCTGTTTGTGCTAGCTTCCACTTACGCTGTGTAGCTTCTTTGCTGGCGTAAGTACGCGGTGTATAGGTGTTTCTATTCTCTCTAATCTTCTTGGCGAATGCCAGCACTTTCATATCAGGAATAGCCTTGCCAGCCTGACTCTGTTCTAGAGCGTCTGCATAGGCTAAGCTGTTCTTATATATATTAGTGGCTAGCTCTTTCGTCATTGCTGCAAGCTCGGGGCTAATAGCCTTAAGCTCCGTGAATGCCTTAGCTGTATTTACATTAGCCGCGCTCCTATCCTCTACAATAGTAGAGAGATGTGAGATGGCTTTGTGCATTACATCTTTAGGCAAGCTGCCTAGTAGTGAAGCTCCCTTATTTGCATTGATAGTTTCTAGTGTACGAAACTCTTGCTTAGCACCGGACAAACCTTCCTTAGCTAATGTAATTTTAGGCTCTAGTCCACGTCCTGCCACACCTGCCTTTAGGCCAGCTATAATCTTATTACGAGGCTTACGTAGTCCTTTATTTACATCTACTTCTGGCCCTTCCATAGAACGCAAAGGCACCTGCTCTCCTAAGAAAGAGAGATCGGGAGGCATACTTGCTTGTGTAGTATTTCTTTGGGAGGTCTGCCGCATAGCAGAAGCATCGCTATCTGCTAAGGAGTTATGCAATCTATCCATATGAGCAAACATAGCCTCATAGGCACTCTCCGCCTTGGCAGCTAAGCCCAGGTCAGCGTGACTTCTAATACCTGCCTTGGCCATGACGCTGGAGATGCTCTTTACAACCAAGTCGTAAAGATTCTTGGCCTTAGTTATCCATTCCTTACCTACCCAATCCATACCTGATAGTAGTTCTGGTGTAAGCTTCATCTCCTTCAATGAATTGCGAAATACGCCATTGCTAAAGAACTCGGAGTAAAACTCATCTATATTAGTTAGTCCATACTCTCTGCTCTTACGTAAAGGACTATCTTCAGGAAGGCTCTGTAATCTCTTGGTAAGCTCTGGTTGAATTACATCCTGAAAGGTACGATGCATGTTCTCAAAGGCAGTCTTAGCAGGCCCTTTTAGTAGGCCCTCTCTTCCCATATACAGCATTCTACTAGCAATACCATGAGCAGCTTCATGCACCATTGTGTTAAAGCCATTAGTCTGAGGCTTCATATAAATTCTATTGCTCTTAGGCTCGTAGAACGCAGAGAAGTCTCCCTTCTGTAGATTGGGATCGTTCTTTATAATAGCCGCGTGAGCTGGATTGTTCTCATCAAGCCTTGTAAAACTAACGTCTTCGCCACCTATCCTATCAGATAGAGCCTTAAGATATTTTACTAGATTGGCTGCTTCCTGTTTAAGGGCAGGATCAGAGGGAGTAAATTTAGCTCCTTCTTCTAATATGTCTCGTGTAGTGAGGGTACCCTTATTTAGCTTATCTATTAGATGTACCGGCGCACCTGTACGTACAATCTTACCGTCAGCTGCTGGCAGTGCATTAAGCAGAACGCTGCCTTCCTGCGCAATCTCCGCTTTGAGTTCCTTAGGTGAGACTTCTTTAGTGGATTCAAAGTCCTGCATAAGCTTGCTTTCTACAGGCTTAGGGGCAGGCTCTACGTATGTTCCACTAGGTGTCCATTCTTTTGATGATTCATAGGTGCCTTCTGGTTTCCACTCGGGCACCACTTCATTCTTCTTAATTGGAATTGTATCAACTACAGAGGCTTGTCCAGCATCAAAAGCTTCATTGCCTGTGCTCTTGAAATTACTTTCGCCCGGAGTGTACAGTCCTTTATACCTAGGAGGAGTTTCTAACTTAGCAGCAGGAGCATCACGGAATATACCGCCAGCGGCACCCATTGCTGCATCTAGAATCAAATCCTTCTTGGTGTAGTTCTCCCCTTCTAAGGCCCTACTGCCAGCTCCTAGAGCTATGTTAGTAGGTATTTGCACGCCTGCGCGCGTGAGGTAGGGCACTAAACCCTTGGCCTGACTACCAAGCTTACCAGAAGCTAGTCCTAATTCTTGTATGACAGTTTCTTTTGCTAAGGCTCCTTCTGCCTCAGAAAGACTCCCACCCTCCTCTAGTACGTCCTGTCCCAGCTGAAAGCCAGTAACAGGAAATGTAGCTAGCTGCGACAATATCTGTCCGCCCATCTGGGCATTTTCAGAAGAAAGTTCTGGGGTAGCATTACGAATTATATCAGCATCACCTTGCGCAGCACGTTGCATGTCAAAGCCCTGAGTAGCTAGTGCTTCACTAGCCATAGGATTATTTGACAATACACCAGCAGTAGCACCACCAATACCAGCAACAGCGCCTAGGCCCTCTACAAGACCGGCTCCCGTGTTAGTAGCAACAGCACCAAGATCAGCAGCTAATCTACCGCCAGTTCCTAGCGACTCTCTAGCCTCTTCTCTGTGAAGATTCTCAGCATACACACCAGTATCTTTGGCCGATTGCTTTGCTTCTCGCTCTTTCCTATCGTAGTATTCTTCAGGAGATTCTCCCTCGAAGCTATCCTGCTCGTAGGAAGGTTCTGCTGTAGAAGTTCTCCCTGCCTGTACATTCTTAAATGAAGGACCACGCCCCTGCTCAAACAGTGTGGAATAGTCGGGTTCCTGTCCTTCAGGGAATTGAAATCCATTATCAGATATTAAGGATTTAAAGCGTTCTTGCACCTTATCCCTAGGAGCACCTCTATCCACAGCAGCCTGCGCCTTACTAGCCCATTCCTCTGGTATAGAACTTACGAGTTTCTGTAGCTTTGCATTAATGGCGTCTTGTGCTTCAGGATTTCTAGCTATAGCTTCCTGAGCTTGACGCTGCCATTCTTTGATGCGTGGGTCCATTATGTCCTCTTAAAATTCTGAGAAGGGATCATCCGTTGTTGGAGCCGCCATTTCACTAGTACTTACACCAGACATGTCCTTGGCTCTCATTCTTTCTTGTATGAGTTTCTTACGCTCTTCTATATTGGAATTAGCTCTACGCCATTTGGCCAAGCTAAACTCACTACCCATTACGGAAGGAAACATTTCCATAGCAAGCTCTTCTTCAGCAGCTTCTGCCTGTTTCCTTAACTCGGAGGCGGAAGGAGCTTTAGGAGCTTCAGGAGCTTTAGGAGCTTTAGGAGCTTTAGGAGCTTTAGGAGCACCTGCCTTATCAGCTCTAGCATTGTTAAGACCAATCCTACTGGGAGCTAGAGAAGCCTCAGCTTCTGCTCTAATAGCAGGAGCCTGCTTATTCAGAATGACAGCATTTCGGAATTCCTCATCCTTGTACAGTTCCTTTGTAGTACCGTCAGGATAGATTCCTAGTGTTACTCCCATAGGAGTGTTGACAGTCTTAGATATCTCTGGGTACTGCTGGCTAAGCTTAATCTTGCGCTCTTCAAGTTGCATTTGTACTTCATTAGCCAACTTGAGCTTCTTTTCGTAGTTGGCCATTTCACGATCCTCAGCTCTCTGCTTTTTAGCATCATCACTAATATACGTTAGGGCTGCCCCTAGTTGATCCATTAGTCCGGGCATTACATACCTCCTAGCAGTGCTGAGTTTGGTGGTCCCATAGGAGCTTCTTGAGGAGGCCCCTGTTCTTGAGCACCGGACTCTTCTTGCTGCATCAACTGTACAACAGAATTCTTTAGAGAGCTAGCAAATTCTGCTGTACCAGCCTGCTCAAATCCTAGCACAATCTTCAGTACGCTAATTACCTCAAACAGTACACGATCCAGTACACCACCATTAGCTATCCAAAGCTTGTCATCAATAGACATTCCTTGCTCATCTAACTTCTCTCTAACTTTACTGAGAGCCATGAAGATGGCGTTACCAACCGCAGCTACTGGGTCCTGCGCGCCCTGCAACACCTGCTGTAGGGCCTGTAATCCCTCATCAGATATTAGGCCAGCAACTACTAAGCTGCCTGCTACTTGAACATCTGTAGCCTGTCTGCTCTGCTCTGCCATATTATCCTCTTAGTAGTCCATACCCGTTTTGCTCTGGGTTTACAATTGGTTGTGTAGGAGGCTGCACCATGAAATTACCACTAGGCTTCCCACTACCAAACAAGCCATTAGTGTAGTTGAATGTGTTTGGGGTGAGGCCATTAGTGTACTTGCTCATAGCGTCCTTTGTTTCTTGAATCTTTAACTGTCTAATCTTCTCATCGTTCTCAGCGTTAAACTTAGCTACCTCTAGGTCAGGATTCCTCTTAGCCTTCTCTTCGTTGTCTTTACCGCCGAAGTAGCCAGAGATTCCTCCAACAACAGCTCCCATCCAACCGCCTTGCGCATACCCATTAGCAGCACCAGTAATAGCACCACCTGTCGCACTGGAAGCTCCATTGTTGTACTGGTCGGCACCTACTAAGGCACCGTACAAGCTCCCATTAGAGTTTGCTGTGCCGCCAGTAGTATCCTTAGGCACGGCTGAGTTTCCTACGAAACCACCTGTGTAAGGCTGTTGATAGCCTCCACCACCAGCGTAACTGTTGTATGCATTCCAATTACCATCCGGGGAATAATCAGCTCCAGCCATCCAATTGTAGGCCATTATGGATTACCCCCGCCAAATAGTTGCTCAAATATACTGTCAATGTAGCCACTGAAAGGACTGCTAATAAAGTTCATGTAGTTGCCAAAGGACTGTGGATCAGACATTATAGCAGGATTCTGCATAGCGTTTACACCAGCCGTTTGGTAGAAATTCTGCTGTCCTTGCATCAAGTTACTACCCAAGCCTAACAAGCCTGTTCCTAGATTGTGCTGATATCCTAGGTTGGCCATGTCAACGCTTTGGGAGTGTCCTAGTTGACTCATGTAGTCTTGGAAGCTACGATCTAAGCCCTGCTGTTCCCCACTAAATGCTCTGCCTTCTCGTTGATTAACTAGCCCAAGATCATCACCATACATAGAGGCATTCGCACCAATCTGTGCTGTGCCTAATGATGTAGCGTTATTCATGGCTGTCAATTCGTTCTGATTGAGAGCATCTTGATTCTGTCCAGCAGCAGCCATGAAAGCACCTGCATCACCCTGAGCAATAGGCAACCCTGCCTGAATAGCTGCACGCTGAGAATTACCAGCTGCAATGCTACTATTAAGTAGGTGTCTATCGCTGGCCAAGTCTAGTCCCGACTGCCTAGCATTCTGCATGTAAGCGCTATTAGGATCGTTGAGAAGGCCATTTAAGTTGTGTGATACAAGCTCATTTGGTTGTGCTGTTCTTACGTAAGCATTACTGCCACCACTACCTCCAGCATTATACATGCCCGAAGGGAGGTTGCCAAATAGGCCCCTCCCCGTAGTAGTGGTTCCATTACTGTTGCCAGTATTGTAACCTGCGGCTGTGTTATAGATTGATGGCATTAAACGTCTCCCTTACCTTCTTTGTATTGTATTAAAAGCATCTGAACACTGAAGGGAGGGCACACGTTGCCGTCACCTGTCAAAGGATTAAACAAACTGATGTTAAAGCTTCTAGCTTCTCCAGCACTCATACTACCAGCCATACCCATAACAGGTTTTAAATCCTGCGACAAGAAGGCTGTAGGCGTAGCAGGAAGGTTAATAACAGGGGATGCTCTTTCCGTTGTTAGCGGATCTGCATACTCCCTACCTATCGCTACACGTAGAGGAGCGTATCCCATACTTAGTCCATGTGTGGCTATCTTTGACAGAGTGTTCTTCCTGAACGGATTGCCTAAGAAGTTCTCGTTGAGGCGCAAGCTATACGGGATAGGCATGCCACAAAAAGTCCAGCTAAGCTCCTTCTCGTAGACATAGTAAACCAGCTGCCCCGCTACAGCATCTGCTGTAGGGTTGTAGTGGGACATATGAATACGTTCTCTACCATCGTCGTCAATTACACTGCTAGCGGCTAATGGAATAAACTTGCTATACTTAGTAGCATCCTCTCTATTGGGAGGCATTGTCCATTTATCGGCCTGCTGTAAAGTAAACACTGGTTCTTTCTGCGCACCTTGCAGAGTCATGGTTAGACAAGAACCGTCCTCAAAGTATAGACGGTACTGATTTTTGCTGCGGCATACTGTAGCGAATAGGATTCCTACTCCACTAGAGTACATAGCAGCCGGGTTATCAATGAAATTGAAACCATCTGCAAGAGGGTTCTTAGTTTGCTGTATCCTTGGAACAAGCCACGGAGTCACTGCATAGCTAAGAGGATTCCCTAGGAAATCTCCATATGCAGCTGTCTGACTTAACGTAGTGAGGCCTTTGTTGGAACAGTATACTGGTTCTCCCATGTTCTGAACGGTGTACTCTATTGCTCCTTCTGCTGGGCTTATGATTGTGTAGGAGTAGTTATCAATGCTAGTACCCACTATCGTACCTATAGAACTTCTACAAAACACACCTAGAGAAGTACCGTTCAAGCTAAGTAAACCCGTCACCGGATCGCCCGTATCCATGCTAACCGCACCTGCTACACCACTGAAGTTCTCTGGATTACCCGGAACAGAAAGTGTCACATTACCAGCTGCGTAGCCTAGTGCTAGAGTACCTTGGTAGTAGGATATATGACGAGGATCGTCTAGATCTGGGGCAATTCCCGTATAGATACGGCGGAAATAGAACCCATCGTAGGCGAATGCCTGTCCTGCACCACTAACTCCATAAAGTGTTTCCCAATCCTCATTACCGTAAAAGTTGGCTGTTATCATCTGATAGCGGCTATTGTTTTCTTCTAGAGCAGATAGACTAGGTAGGTAGGCATAATTAGCAGCTGATTCTACAACAGCAATCAAGCTACCACCACCTCCTGCTCCCGTCCTAATCTCATCACCAGCACCAATATATGCCCTAGTAGCTGGACTCACTGGTGTTATTGAAGCAACCTGCATTCTACCATGCGCGTCATTACCAGCCCATGTGCCTGAATCCACATAGAAGTTGGTGATGGGTGCTTGAACATCATCTACTCCGTTCCAGAAATAATAGGTATCAATACTGGATGAGTAGTAGACAGATAGCTCAACATAGTTGATGCGGAAGTTAACGGTGTTACCACCTTGTACGCCCGCTCGCGGAGCTAGGTTGAATCCAAAGCCATTGGTTAGGGCAGCGCGTATATCTGTAATGCCCCACAGATCAGTAGGACCACCTAATACGAAAGTGTCTGCTGCTGTGAAGGTGCTACCAGAACCTACTGTACGTAGAGTAGCTGTAGACTTTGCTGTTCCAAGCTGCCCTGTGTTATCGAAAGGTTGTGATAGGAAATAGGGAAACTTGGTAGCAGTTATACACTGGCCAGTTGCATTAATTGTAAGGCTAATTCCTGTTATCTCGCTGTCAGCTGGAATACCGCTAGCAGCTAGAAAATCTTTTACTTGAATGAATACCGCCGGATTAGCTGCTGTACTGTCATGTTGTACATACTTAGTATCATCTGTACTTATACACTCTAGTATTGTAGCTCCACCATTTAACGACCAAGAGCCTAGGCTACTAGCCGTACTTGGGGGAGAATCTGCAACTACAGGAACTACTGTAGCGTTACCTTCACCTCTCTCAAATACTGGTGGAGGACCATTGCTTGTACCACCTGAGAACGAGTATTCGTAGCCAAGATTGACTTCTTCCCATCCTCCTGCGTCTAATGACTTCCACAAACCGGCGCCGGATGATAAGCCAGCGCTTAATCCAGTGATGGTTAAGGCAGGGGTCTGCACTCCCAACCTGTCTACTTGCATGGCACCACCAGGATCACCAGCAATTAGCTTAAGTAGGATAGTGCCAGCTGCATCACCACCTTCAAATGTACCCGTGGCAACTGTTACATCCACAACCCTAGATGTTTTAACACCTGTAGCTATATCAGATAGTATGTCGCCTGCGAAGACAGCAGTCAATCCTGTAGTGAAATTGAACTGTAGATAGTCTGTTACAGCGTACTCATTGCCCTTATACCAGTGCAAACCAGTAATCGGATTGTTACCTAGTGCACTTCCAATCAATTGGTTGGGAGCTGTTCTATCCGCATTATCTGTGTAGAATAGCTCGTTTAGTGCCTCCACAGAGGTTAGGGCACTAGTCCCTGATCTGAAAGCAATTGCATTACCGAAGGTAGCAGTAGCGCTGCTAGTAGCTCCCTCTAGTATTGAGACACCACTAATCAAGGATAGAAAAGCTTTGTAGTCTGTCACCACCACAACTCCGCAGAGTATGATGGAGTCACCACTAACTAGATTCTCAGTACCTAGGAAATATCCGACTGTCTTGTTGAGGTTTTTATACGTGGTATCTGCTGTTAGTACGGCCTCTCCCACAGTGAATGATAGGAAATCAGATCCAGGAATCATTACTGAGTTGGTGTATATCTTGCTGCTATTGTAGGGACCTTGGTCGAACTTCTCGTCCCCTAATACGCGAGAGTACCCCAGCCTGTCACTAACCTCAAAATTTAGGCAGTTTGACAAGTTGCCCCTACTGGTTGCAAGCGCCTCATCTACAAAGTTGAGGCCTCCTTGTAGGGCTATTACTGCTTGTTCATACTGACTTTCTGATGCCATTAGTAGAGTCTCGCTGGTGCTAGCCTGAATTTAGGTCGATACTTAATCATGAGTCGTTGTAGCATGTCTTTGTAATATCGCTCAGCTCTTCGTTGCACAGAAGGCTGTTCATCAAACTCCCCATACATACGCACGGCCAGCCACATAATGAGTTCCATGAAATCATCAGGAAGGCCCTTAGGTATGTCATCAAATTCTGTGAGTATCTGTGGCTTTCTGTTATACTCGAACTTCAAAGTAACTGGTCTATCTGGGTGAGGGAACAATCTCCACCTACCCGTGTTGTCCAAGCTTATGAATACTGGAGTGCCGGGTACATTAGTTAGCCTATCAAATCTATACGAGAATACAGACCAAGGCAAGCATGTTAGATTGTAGACAGTCGAAGGACTAATACTCTCGTGATCTATCAACTGGAAAGTAGTTGGGTCGATCTCTACGAGTTCTCCAATGTAATCATCTGGAGCAAGCTCTTCACTAAAGTCAAAGCTTTTCCAGCTATGTAGATAGGCCTTAGTATCATTTTCTGTTACCACATACTTAACTGGAGCTGTGCTATCTCTAAGGAAGCCATACCCATCAGGAACACCATCTGCAAATACCCAGCCTGACGGCAGGGACACATTGAAGTTGTAAGCGTATAGAGTGAAATCATCATCAGCTATAGCGTCTAGCACATGGGAGTTTAAAGTTGAAAATGAATAACCACTGAAGCCTCTAGTAGGGCCTGTGGCCGGGTCTAATGACAGTAGCTGTCCTGCGTTGTTGTACACACCTATCAACTCCCCCGTCTCTGTGAGTAGAATGAATGATAGTGTATCGTCAACAAACATGTTTGCGTCGTTGAATAATGGTAGCGTAGTAGCTGTGAGGGACACTACTGGAATACGATTTACAAGAGTGAAGTAGTCACCACCTGCTTTAAAGGACAGGTTCTCTAGCGGATCATCACCAGAGCAGGTTAGATTGACATAGCCAAAGGATTTACTAACATCATTGCTATACTGTGTATAGGTGAGGTCATGCACATTTCCTATAGGTAGGTTGTCAAATAATAGAACGTCATCACTTCCATAGATATCAATGGTGTTACCTACAACTCCTGTTATGTCACCATCGTTGTAAAACATCAATCCGGGATTGACAGTTACAACCGCTTGGTTACTTAGGAACTGCCAATCAAAGGCTACCTGTTGAATCTTTTTCCATGATCTAGCGACCCACGTCTTAAACCTGTTTAGATTGGGGTCTGTATTTGTAGTGAAATCTGAACCATCTGTTTGATACAAGCCAAGATCTGATCCTGACTCATCAATGGCATCGTTCACTAGAGAAACGAAGGTCGCTGTCATTTTATCTCCTAATTACCTCGAATGAGAACTAGCTGGCGGTTTTGTGCCATCATAGCATCACTAGGCCAATACTTATGTTCTTCCTCAAACTTACGCTTTTCCTTAATCTTAGCCTCTCTCTGTACTTCGTAGCCCGGCCTAGGATCAGGACCAATCTTTTGTTCTAGTAGAGAGAATGGGTAGCTCAGATTCTCTGTAAAGCCAGCAATCTGCTCGATACCGTTGATTTCTTCTAGGCGAGGGATAAGCTCAACAGCATCCTTTAGTACACCAACAATCTTATTGGGTACGTCTACGTCCACATTAACAGGGATACAGAAACTGCGTCCATTTACGTTTACATAGATAGGGAATCTAGAGCGTCCTGGTGTTGGATGTAGCCTAATACGGCTCCAGCCCGGCTTTAGCTCTCCATCTGCTTCGTGTGCAAAGTCAAACTTTGTAGACTCTGCGATAATAAGGCCGATGATCTCGTCCTTTGAGTGTTCTCGTGTAACAGAAATGCCGAAGTTACGCTTTGCCTTAGCTCGTACTTCTTGTAGGCTTAGGTCTTCTAGTTTAACGCGTAGTTCGTTTAGATCTTCAGTCTTTGTAGTCATTTATCCTCCTCAAAAGAAGGGAGAGCCTAAGCCCTCCCTGCTCCGATTGTTGATAACTTGGTGTCAGTAAGTTATAGAAATTGTAAAACTAGATTACGGTGCATTACCATTGTAGTCATACTGCATTGGCTGGCCATATGTGATGCTACCAGAGAAAGGGTAGAGCACATTAGACACACCAGTGATTATACGACCCGGATAAGCATACTGGTACTTGACTCGTACCGTGATATTCTTATCTCCCGCCGTAATCGGTGTAGTAGGTGACGCACTAAGGGATAGAACAAGATCAGTAACCGCGGTGTTAATCGGGAACGGGTTGATATTGAAGATGTCACCAGTACCACCACCGGCAAATCGCTGGATATTCTTAGCAACACCCGCATTCCCGTTAAGAACCGTGGCGGTGAATATGCTATTGTAGCCAGTAACTGCCTCTACAGCCGTAATAGTCTTGGCCGTAGTGGAAACAACGCAGCCCAACGCGCCCGCTACAGCCGCAGTACCCGCACTATCCAATGGATCGCAGGTAACATCAACTGAAACGATATCTACGTTCTCACCAACCTTACAAAAGTAGAAAAGGTCGTTGTCCGCTACACCTGTACCAGCTGGAACGGTGATAGTGAAGGTGGCTTCCGCCCCCTCCACCTGACTGGCAGGACGTAGCCGCGAATTCTTGCGGTAGCCTTCTGATTGATAAATATTTGCCATATTAAATTAGTCTCCTAAAGATTAAGAAAGAGCAGTAGCAGCTACTTCTAGACGCACCATCCAAAGTTCATTTAGACGGACAGCCTGATAGTAGATCTTCCATGCAATGAACGGACGCTGACCAAGCGGATCCGCTGAGCTAGCACCAATCTTAGCGTTGTTAACGACTAGGTTGATACCACTGACGCCCTTAAGCGGCACAGTACCATACGCATTTCTACCTACAATGACGATAGGATAGACGTCCGCATTGGTACCACTCGTAGAACGCATGCTTCCCGCAGTGCCACCGCTATCCGCGAACGGAGTAGCCTGTGGAGATAGCAAGATGCGGACTTCTGCAATCTTACCAATCTCATGCATCGGGTCAAGCAAGCTACCACTACCGTAACTTTCCGACGGAACGAAGCCATCAACCTGACGTAAGTCATGTTCAAGGTCAACGTGACAGAAAGCGACGTAGCTAGGAGCAACTGCGGCAGTACCGTAGCCCGGACCAGCAGCCAACTTAGTGGTGATTTTCTCCGCTAGGTTGCGCTTTAATTGGGTGACGGCTGCTTGGAAGAGGCTAGCGTCAACTGGAGTGTTAACTGCTGTACGTGCGGTGCCGTTTGCATAGAACACGACAGTACCACCACGTAACTGACCCCAAACAATCATCTCCTTAGTGTTAGCTGCCTGATCGGTTAGCACATCCATAGCGTCATTCAACGCCTTATCTTCATGGAGATCCATAACCTTGTCGGTTAGCTGAATCCAGCCTCCGAACTGAGCAATAACTGTAGTTACATCCTCATAAACCATCTGGTTTGGTGCAGGAGTTACACCCTCAGTTAGCTGAGCTGTGTTAATCGGTAGCGGACGTAGACGGCGCCACTTAATAACCTCTCCCTCATTCTTTGGAAGTGCTTCCACACGACCAAACTTGTCAAACATGATGACCGGCTCAAGCCGCTCAAGTAGCTTCTTTACGGCGTGGATGCCCACGCGAGGTGAAATATCACCATAGGTAACGAAATTAGGCACTTATTGATTCTCCGTGTTATTCTGAATATTACTTGTAAAGCTCGCGTAGGATAGCTTCAGCTTCTTCTATTGTAATTGGCTTATTAGGGTCTATTGTAGCTGGTGTAATCACACCTCTTCCAACTACAGGTCCCGCAGCCAGCTTACGTGCGCGCTGTTCTGCTATCTCTAGGGCTTTTTGTGGTGAAACTGCTTGCGTTGTGGCAGCAGGCGCTGCCTGCAAAGGAGCATCTTCTGGTGCAACTCGTCCAGTATTAATCATGTCAAGAGCAAATTGGTTGAATACGGTGATGTAATCACGGTGATCCAATGAATGCTCGAAGGCAGCTTTAATTGAAGGAGAAGCTTCATTCTCTAGCCATCCCCTAAACATTGGGGTTGAGGCCATTTCCCTAGCGTTAGGGATAGCGCGTTCCAGTAGTTGCGTCTCGTGCGTGACCCTATCTACTCTAGCTAGTTCGTCTTGTGTCTCTTGACGCTGAACTAACGGCTTTAGATGAGTGTCTTTGAATTCCTGTATTTCAGCTTTAACACGAGCCTCAATAGCCGCAGCTAATTCAGGGTCGTTATCGGCAACTTCCTTCCACTTCTCAGGAATAGGTGGGGGAATAGCGGCAGTTGTCTCCTGCGGCTTTAGTTTACTTAGCTCTTGTAGCTTTAGAGCCAGTGTATCTGCTTTCCTCTGGAAGGCGGCTACGCGGCCATCGTCGGATCTAATACGCTGCTCTGCTGCTGCGAGCTTGTCTAACTGCTCTTTAACCTTATCTCGCAGTGTATCGGGGATTTGGCTAATCCAATCGTCTTGTACAGGTGCAGGAATTTCTTCTGGCGTCCCAGCTTCTTGTACTTCCTCCACAGCTTCTGGCGTTTCGACCTCAACAGGTGGCGCCTCCTCTAGAGGGGCCGTTTCATTGAAGGCTTCTAGTAACATGCGGTCAGCTTCTTCTGTAGTAATCTGAGTGTTGTCCATTAAGTCCTCTGTTATTTAGCGGCGTACCGAATGGTGCGCGGCAAGTCGAGGAGTTCCTTTATCACTGCTATGCGAGCTTTGTATGCAATGTCCTTTTCTCGATCATTTAGCTGGTTTTGTAAACCTGACACTGCGTTTTCTAGGGAACTCTCTAGGTGTTTCTTTATTTCCAGCCATACACTACTGTTGTTTAGGTCTAGCATTTATTGACTTCTCCTTGATATCTAGATCCCGTTCTTTCTGATTAACTTGGGCTAGTGATATCTGGTGCTGCTGTCCTGCTAGGAATAGCTGGGTTTGTGCTGCCATTTCTTTTCCATGCATGTCTGCCAATATCTTAGCACGAGCACCTTCATCCTTAGATGCCAATTGAGCCATCTGAGCTTCAAAGTCATACTGAGCCTTGATTACTGATGCCTCTGCTTCCTTCTGTCTAGTTTCATTAGTACCAAACTGAACTTGGGCCTGTATCTCTGCTAGACGCTGTGCTTGTTCTGCTTCTGATTGTGCAATCTTAGCATCAAGCATTAGGCGCTGCTTCTCAATTTGCACTCTTTCCATATCAGCTTGAGCTTTAATCATAGCTGGATCTGGTGGTGGCTCAGGAGCGTTAGCCCTTTCTTCTGCTACTTGATCTGGACTCTTTACGATGTTCTTGTACGGTAGACGCATACCCATGAGAGTAACTTGCGCTAGCTCATCATTGTTAATCCATTCACCGATAGGTGATCCCTGCGCAATCTCCATGCGTAGGCTTTGCAGCTTCTGCATGTCTTGTGTATTACGTAGGTAGGAAGTAGAAGTACGTACATCAATATCATACGTTCCCTTGATCTCTTCCTTGGGATTGAACTGCATTTCCCAGTCGTACATCATCTGTATGATAGGCTGTGTAATACCATCATCCCATTCCTCACTCTTGTAGAAGAGAGGGGAAGTAGCATTCTGGTTCATCAAAGCCATACCAGTGGCACTGTCACCAGCACCTGTGGGAGTTGTGAGTCCTGACAATAGTAGAGGAACACTACTCTCTTCATCAGCTATCTGTTTAGTAAGCTGAAAGAGATTCGCTAGCCCTTCATACATGTTAGGAGGAGTAAACCACGTGATAGCTTTACTAGTGTCTGTTCCATACTCAGTACTATACCACACCTTGAATGGAGTACACTCTAGCTCTCCGTCAGCAGGTGTAATGAGAGTAGTGTCAACAACTACCTGAGGACCGGCCGATAGGCCAGCGTTATCAAGTAGCATCTTCCATGTCTCATTAACAACTCGTTGCTGATCTCGGATAAGCATAGGAATACCAAATCCAAATATAGATCCCGGATCAGGCTCCCATACAGATACGCAGTATGGAACTCCTACACATCCCTCTAGATTGGATAGCTCTAGCTTAACAACCACACCATTGATACACCATATCTCTGCAAACTGCTCTTCCATGCTACCTTCATCACAGCTGCATAGTCCCATAGTGCTTAGCATTTCTTTGGTTAGGGGACCATGATATTCAGCTACAACATACTTACCCTTGTGGATATTGTTGGAGCCTGTAATAAATGTAGAGTCATTGAAGGGGCTATTTGGATATAGGCGTGGATCATCCTTAAGAACTTTCTGTAGCTTATCTGCATAGAAATCAGGACGCTGTGTAAGCTCCTTGACTTCTGTCTTAGACAATAGATGTACTTCAATAGAATCTTCTGCCTTCCGTATGTCGGTGACGGAATCATCTGGGTAGAAGTACCAAGGATTGACACGATATACCTGAGGAACTTTCTCCAGAGTAAAGATGGGCACACGCATAGTAGTGCCATCGGGGGCCTCCACTTTAGTGTACACCTTCTTTAGCTTGCCTGAGTTGAGCGGACCTTTCATAATGCCAGTACCTAGGATAGCCCTATCTTTCATGGCTAGTCTAGCTTCCTGCGCATATCTACTGCATGTAAGGTGATACTCAATTTCAGCAGACATCAACCCTGCTTTATATGCACTAACCTCGGCTGGTCGCATGGGCTTGCCCTGCGCCTTTTCGGCTTGCATAGTATCTTCTTGGTCAACATCTACTACGGCAGGAGGTACTATATCCCAGTTCTTATCTCCAGCAGCAAACTGATAGGAGATAGTTTGAGAGATAGCAGCATCGCACTTAACACGCACGATGTTAACCTCTGGCTTCTGATTTAGGCTTCTATCCTCTTTATGGTAGAACGGATCATTTTCTGTAGGCACATAGCTCTTGAAAGCCAAACTGCCTAGATAGAGCTTAGCTGCCTGTAGGAATTGCGCCTCCTTAGAGGCACGCCTTCCCATTCGGTCAGTAAGCTTCTTGTCAATCTCGTTGCCAAGATTATCTAGAAGAGTTTCTCTCTCTGCTGCAATACGTGCCTGTTCTGCTAACAGAGCTTCGGCCAGCTGGATAAGGTCTGACTCTTGTGCAGTTGGTACAACTTCCTCATCAGACATTATAGCGTGGTCCTCTTTGTGAATATTTGTTAGTCCTGTTGGCGGGCGGTGTTGGGTTGGCGAAGTGCAGACTACCTACCATATATCTCAATGCATCTAGTAGGTGGTCGTGTTCCTTTACAATCCTACCCTTCTCATCTCTACGATAGATTAGATATTCGTTCTGAAGTTTAGGTGTTACATTGGAGAAGAACTTAAGCTTCCCTAATTCCAGCCTACTCCAGACACGATCAATACCATCACCCACTTTATTATTAGCAGGACGTACGCGTAATCCAAGTCTACGATATTCACGTATTAGCTTCTCCATATCGAACTGGTTGCCCTGCTGGCTGCTCGGATCAATAGCTCCGTTCATCCAATCTTGAGCAACTCGCTTGATTGAAGCTGCGTGAATCTCTGGAATTCCTCCGGCTAAGTATTCACTGTATACATAGAGAATGTCAGAGTCTGGGTCTAGTGCGCCAAACACTGCGGCTGTGTTAAGACCTCCCACATCCATACCATACATCTTCTTGTAGTAGTCTGGTATTGGAAAGCTATCACATACAATGTTCTCTACGGGGATGGGGTAGACAGCACCACTACCGATCGTAGGTACACCACGACTTACAGTAGCTCTTAGGTGTGGAGGAGTAGAGGCTAAGATTTCTCTCTTAGTCTTCTCATCCAACCAAGGTACATCGTCCCATCCAATTGTTATCGTGGCTCTCGAAGGTTTAATGTCTACTTCATTCATCGTCTTTCTCTTTGGCCTTCATTAAAGCCATAGCAAGCTTAAGATTGGGCAAGCCCTCACTACCAGCAAGCAAGTCAGATGTGGATAGCAGATCAGCGATAAGACGTGTCAACCCTTCTTTGGGAGTAATTGTGTGCATCACCCTACCTTGTGGTTCACCCATCTCGAAAGCAGTACGGATAACAACTTCGTTGTACAACAGTTCAGGAGCTGGCTCATCTAAGTGTGCCCAATGCATCTTAGTTCCGAAGAAGCTTGATGTATCCTGTTTGTACGCCTTGAAACCTAGTGTACTCCACCTACCAGTTGGAACGTGCAATATCTTAGCTGTATCAATAGCACCGGCTGTACCAGAGCTTGCAGTAGTTTTACCTATGCAATGCTTAGGAATGAGTCCTGTGCCTAGATTACCAACAGATCCTAGTAATGCTTTCTGTAGAGTATCACGCGTTGTCTGCGCTGTAATACCAATACTCCATGCATCAATAGGCCCATCAAAATAGCAGCCGTTCCACCAATCAGGGTAGAGTCCTGTACATAATACTGCCGTGATGTAACATCCCAGCATAGTTTTACCAGAACGGTTTCCCCCTAGTACTAGCGTTTCACGGTAGTCCTTGGTGGCCTCAATAGCTGCTGCATGTTTAGGAAGTTTGTCAATGCCATATTTACTACCCGGCAAGAACCACTTCTCTAGTCCCGCTGTTCTATCGTATTCCTCTAGCCTATCTAAATCTCGAATGAGTTCTCGCAGATCGTCTAAGTCTAGCTTACCCTCTAGGATAAGCTGCTCAGCCTGTGCTGCTAAGTCCTGTGCTTCCAAGGTCGTCCTCTCCTGTAGCGGCTTCATGTAAGCGGCTATACTTTCTTAGGCGTCTCTTAACGTCCTTAATTAGAACACTAGGATCGTCAACTTCTTTCTCTTCAACTGTTACGTTGCTTGTCTTCTTCCATCCAAAGCGATGGTCCATGTTAGCTGCCCAGAAGGAATAGTCACCTATGCCTTTTGTTCTAGCACACTGCCTACCTAGGGCCAACCACCATGCTTTACTTGCAACTCTACCTGCTTCAATTAGCTTCTTAAAGTCCTTGTCAGCAGCTATCTTCTTTTCAAAATCTTTGGGGAGGATACGAAGAAGCTTAATTACTTCTTCGTCGCTAGCCCCTTGTTCATACAAATCCATCATAGCCTCTAAGAGGCTACGACCATCAGCTAACTGCTGCCTCTCCTTGTTCGACGGTCGCCCCACTTTCCGCTTGGGCTTCTCCGTCAGGGAGGATATGGTCAGATTGGGTGAATCCAGCAGTGTTTGAGACATAGTTACCTTGGCCATCCGCGATTAGAATACTTTCAATTTCTTCTACTCTCTGTAGAAGCCTAGCTAGAGGGTAGACACCAACGATGTCTCCGTCCACCATATCTACACCAGCAAGCATGGGAGATATCTCGCCTGTATCTGGGTGCATGCCCATAACAAGTCCTATCTGTCCCACCTGCACAGCCCTGTAAAATGTCTGTAATACTTGTGCCAAGTTCTCGTCCTTTTCATTGGAGAGAATAAGTAGAGGCACGTTCTTTATCTTCTGCTTTCGCTTTCCCATGTATATCCTTGTAGCGGCCCCGTTGCGTAAGCAACTATCTGGCGGCGTATGTATTGTGTTCCATTCTGTGTGCCAATCGGTTAGCTCTCTGACCAACTTGCTGCGCCCATTTACTGAGCAGCATATTAGTAGCAGCCTTAGCATATTCCCTATTGGCTATGTATTTCAATGTGTTCTTAAATCCGCCTAGTCTATCTCTTCCTAGATTGAATGCCATATTAACCATGACGCCTTTCCTAGGCTCAGACATAAAAGCCCAATCAGGGCATAGATATTTAGCATCATCAACTGCTTCTTCTATGTCCTGACTGAGATAGGTGCGGGCTTGTTCCATAGTGATTTTATCACCAGCCTTTACATTTCCAGTGTGGCCAACACCTATTGTCCATACACCAACATCATCTTGGTAGGCTTTTAGGCGTACACCTTCATCAGATAAAATCTCTTGTTCCTCACGTTCAAGCCACATCATTACGTACCATCATCCGTGTAAACACCAATAGCCTGCGTGGTTGCGTCTTTGTTTACTCGGTAGGTACCTGTGCCAAGTACTATGTACTGTGGCTCATCATCACTCAAGATGAGGGGCATGGAGGGCTTACCTATCTGCTTAACTGTAACCCATCCTGCGGGGTTCTGCACTTCTAGCTTAGCACCCACGCGTTCAGATATGTTAACATTACTTGTGGAATAAATTCCTACACTAACCTTAGTGACACCGTTACACTTGAATGTTGTAGAAGTGGTTGCACTTGTCGTAGGGGTTAGTAGATCAACTATTGCCATAGTTCTTATCCTTCTCTACTTGAGCGTCTATTTTCTTACGCTGCACATCTTGATAGGCATTTGCTCCGTTGTAAAATAGTAGGATAGAAGGAACAAGAATTTCTAATTGCTTAACTTCCCTACCAACGCCTACCAGAGCAAAGATTGCTATAAGACTCCCCATTGTTAGGAGAGTCTTAGTAGATAGCATACGTCTCTTGAGAGAAACGTAGTTTTCCATTAGCCTACCTTAACGAGCTTAATCCAGCTTCCTGCGTAAAGGGTTGAAGTTCCGTTAGCTGCACTCTGTGCAAACTGTAGCGTTAGGGTACCATTGCCGTCAGCAATTATGTAGCCTGAGACAGTTACAGTGAAGATGACACCAGCCGCACTAAAGATTGTACCTCCAGATAGAGCACGCTGAGTAGCACTTGAAGCTGCTAGATCCGCCGTTCCTGTTAGTACAATGGTCGGGGAAGTCTGACCAGTTGAGGTTAGAGCAGCCTTAATACCACCAGTTGCATCACCTAGTGTGAGTAGCTTACCGTCGATACGGTATTTAGATCCCTTCTTCAAAGTAAACTGCATACCATCTACATCAGCTAGAGTGGTTGTGGTGGCAGCTACGTTAGCAGCTACGCTCCTACCTGATAGCCGGCGAAAGCACTTGGCTAGGACGCCCTTCTCAATAAGAGAGAAGTTGGGAGAGATGTTAAGTGTATTTAGATAGTCGGGAACCTGTGTTGCAATATTCGGACGAGCCATTTGTATCTCCTGTTATTAGGGGGTGTTATTGCCCTGAATTTCTTAACTCTGTTAGTGTCATACCTAGGGCACGTGCCCTAGCTCTATCTTCACCTATCTCATGCCTAGGCATAAGAACATGGCCTCCACGGCCAAGTCCTGCTCCTAGCATGTTCTCCAGATCACTCATGGATATGGTGGACCATGTGCGTCCTGTAGGCTGTGCTCCCTGTGAATGTCCCCCACTAGACTGAGTAGGGGCTGTTGGTGTAGCTGTCGAAGGTCCCTGCGCATAATCAGGAGCATAAGAAGGGGTTGGTTCGCCAGCCAGCTCACTGGAAGAAAAATTACCTGTCAAGTAACTATTTGCATTGCCCCCCTGATTGGAGCTAGGACCTGACAGGTAGTTGGGAATCCCTAAGCTCTGTCCTAACATACTGGACGTAGTGGCTGTAGGGTAGGTTGGATTTTGCTGTGCCCCATTGCCTAGCCATGAATTAGGGGCTTGTCCTTGGTAGGTGGCTAGACTGTTCTGGTTGTTACGTAGAATATCGAAGGATCTCTGCCCTAAGGCATTCCTAGCTGCATCCCATGCAATCTGTCCTGCAATAGCTGTTGGCCCTTGTAGGGCTTGATTGGCTGCTCTAGTAAGATTGCCTAAGCTAGGATTGGTTACTTGGTTGCGGAAGTTGTTCCATCTGTCCCTAGCAGCTGGCCCTAGCCCCCTAAAGAAGTTACCAATAGTGTGTCCTATACCAGTGGGGACATCCCATGAATTACCTGCCATCTGCTTCTCCTAGGGTTAGAGTGGCTCTGGAGCGCTGGCTACAATAACTAGTGAGTTGGCCGGACCAGCAATAACATCAATCTGAATCAATGCTCCCAGCAATTCTCCATTAGTGCTTAGAACACTAACACCTACAACTGTCTGCCCTTCAGCTACAGCCTTGGCGTAGAAAGCATGCTCTCCCTCAATAGCCTCTAAGGTGATGCTAATACCCTCATCTGCAATATGAGCTTCTAGTGTATCCCACATTACAGCTCCATTTGGTTGTGCTGTAAGCTTCATCTTCTGTAGCGTGTTCATCTCTGCCATTAGCTCTCTTCCTCTTACTCTCATGTTGTTATGTTCAATTTCAATCGTCAGGCTCTTACGGCTTCTCAAGCAATAGAACATAACTACTGCTAGCAATATCAATGCAATACCCATGCTCTATCCCTTTCTCTAGGTGAACGAGGTCTAATGACTAGAGGGAGGGAGGCTCCTAGAAGAGACGCTCTGCTGTGCAAGCTTGCGTGGTAGCAAGCGCGTAGCTGATCTGTTCCAGTGATATAGCCTAGCTTCCTGTTCGTAGACAACTCCCCCGTTAAGAAAGAAGCTACACGTATCCCCACCCTAATCAATGTGCAGGTAGAGCATACGTTACATACAACAATAACACAATAGGCAGTCATCCTCATCCTGAGGCACCCATGTGCTTTAACCTTTATTCCACCATCGAATAGCTCGATGCTAGCTTGTGCAGGATTGGTAGAGTAGTTCTCAACGCTTAGGTACTTCCAGACCCCTTACGCCAACTGTTTCTCAGCCGTGCTGCTCATTTTCTTCTAGGCTCCCGAAGGAGACGCCTCATGTGGAATTATCTGGGCTAGGAGATATCACCCCTTCCCAAATCCCCTCCCTAACTACAGGACGGCATTGTTGCACTAAATAATTGGTCAGAGGTGTAGGATTTGAACCTACGGCTTCCTGCTTCCAAAGCAGGATCTCTACCAAGCTGAGTTAACCTCTGAATATGTGCCTCTTCCCAGCCTTGGAGAGAATAGTACCACACTTTTAAGGATTTGTCAAGCATTATTTTCAAATTCTTTTTCTTCGTTTATCTCCCGTTCAGCTATGGCTATCTGCTCCGCTATAAGCTCCCCATCTGCTAGCACCTGCTTCTTGTACTGAACGTAGACATTCCCTAGGGTATATGGCTCCCCAACATCCCACCGCCTAAGCTGTGGCCTCTGAGGTTCTGCCCCCCACCCACAGGCTGTATCCCTTCCCCTAGCCTGCCAAGCCAGCTTCTCCGACCCATCCCCTAAAGCAATCTTCCCTGCCTTCCTCCATAGCATCACCCATTCTGGGTAGGAAATAAGGAAAGCATAGCTTGGCTGTGTCTTAGCCCTGCTATTCAATGTCCTCTTCATGTGCTTCCACTTCCCTTTCAGCGTACCCTGCTGTCGCCTCCATCTAGCCCGTTTGATGGCCTTCCGCTCCTCAGTGCTATCCCTCCTACGCTTCTGTGCTGCGCGTGTAATGTGGTGCGTTCTAGGGGCCTTGCTGTTGAATCCTACGAGGTGCAGGAAGAAACCATTAGCCTCTAGCTCTTTTATGCTAGAAAGAATCCCGTCTTCCGATATGTCCTTAATTGTTTGTAATTTCATGGGGGAATGATAGCATAAAAAACATATTATGTCAAGCTATTTCTACTATTAAATTGAGTTTTTTTATTTTTTAGGAGGCCTTATCGCATAAGCTATTGATTTTATTAGGAAAGGTTATTTTTAAAAATGAAAAGTAGTGGCAAGTAGGAGGTCCCTATCGGTGCGGTCACGGGGGGTCCCCATCGAAAGCTGCTAGCCCCCCCCCTCTGTTATGTTATAACATAGCACCCCCCCC